CACGCGCCCAAGTCAAGCAGCTGTACGAACAGCACCGTAAAGGTGCGTATGTCGGTCGCGAAGCCGAGTGGGCTCGGCTGGAGGCCGATATGTTCGCAGCCCAGCGCGAGGGGCGCTACCGATAAACCGGGGGCCGCCCGTATCCTATAAGGACCGGTAGCTCCCAAGCGATGGAGCTACCCTCATGCCTATCCCGAGTGCGGGTTTTCCTGGCGCAACGTCAGGCTCAGTCCCGCCCCTGACCCCCGTAGGGTCTACCGGAAACCTACTCCAATCGACCGGATTTATTCCCGAGATCTGGAGTGCTAAACTCGTTGAGAAATTTTATGCGTCGACCGTTTTGTCGGCCATATCAAACACAGACTACGAAGGCGAAATCGCCAACCAAGGCGACAGGGTCAAGATTCGCACAAAGCCTACGATCACGATCCGCAAGTATCAGGCCGACGGTTTGCTCGGTCTTGATCGACCAACTGGAGGCTCAGTCGAACTCTACATCGGCAACGGCTTTTACTTCTCTCTGATCCTCGACGACGTGATGGAGGTGCAGAGCGATCTGAATGTCCTGTCTATATGGAGCGACGATAAAGACGTTGTGTCGTCGGTAAACTAGGTCTAAAAAACTGGGAACCTTGTAAAAGGCAACCAGAGGGAAGGGATAGTAAGTTGATCCTGAGTGACAAATACGCTGCTGGTTTTCTTGATGGAGATGGTTCGCTCTTCGTTGGGCTGACCACTAACCCAGTTCCTGTAAAACGGCTTGAACTCGGTTTCCATCAGAAGGAATCCAATAGCGGAGTCATCGATCTCCTTACTCAGCGGTTTTCAGGTGGAACACGGGACAACCGTTCCGGGCGCCGTCGCGGGACCATTACGCATGGTTCTCGCTTGCGGTTTACCGGACAGAAAGCGGTTGATCTGCTGTGCCGGCTGAAGCCGTATCTTGTGGCCAAGCGTGTTCGTGCCAATCGTATCCTGCGTGAACTTGGGTTCACCGAACGGGTTGGAACGGACAGCATTCCTGTTTATCCGTCTCGCAACTGGCTGGCGGGATATTTCGATGCTGATGGTTGTGTTTATGCTCATGCAAATCGGCATGGTGGGACAGCAACCGTCAAGTTATCGATTGATTCCGATGGTTTAGAAAAGGATGGGCTCGTCCTGGTGCAAAAGGCATTTGGCGGAGCCATTCGACAGCGAGGTGCGACAGGTAATTGCTGGCGATGGGAACTTCGAGCGGACGCAGCAATGGTTCGCAAGTTCTTTGATCCGATCGCGAAGCATCTGACTGTTAAACGGGAACAAGCGTACTTCATTCTTGGCTGTGCGAAGATGGGACATTTTCGCGATGGCGAGGTGATCGAGGATACGCTCAAGGCCATGAAGACCCACCCGCACAGACTAAATGACCTAGCGGCTACTGTGGATGTGTCTGCTGAACTTGTGTTGGTGCGCGACGTGCCTGATCCGCAATCTCGCTATAGGCACGCGGAAGGCGTTCTCTGTCAGTGCGGCGGTAAGCCTTACGCTAAAGGCTTATGCAAGAATTGCTGGCAGCTTGAGCGCTATCATAGGCTCAAGCGGCCTACGCGCGGATACAGGCGTAAGCAGATAATAGCTCCAGTGGTTGAAGCGATAGTCGGAACGAACGCGTAAACGTTCGTTGGGCAGCTCAGCAGCTCAAAATCGCGGTCGACACGGAAGTGCTCGACGGCATCGTCGGGCAATGCGCGGCGACCAACCGCGGCGCGACGGCCGGGAAGTACGCCAATCTCAACCTCGGGATCAAGGGCACGCCGATCACGGTGGTTGGGCAGGGTGCGACGGCCGGTCAATCCAATCTGATCGATCTGCTTCTGCGCATGGGGGAGTGCCTCGACGAGCAGAACATCCCGGAGATTGGCCGCTGGGTGGTGATGCCGGCGTGGGCCGGGCGGCAGATCAAGCAGTCGGAACTGCGCCAGGCCTATCTGTCGGGCGATCCGGTCTCCATGCTGCGCAATGGCCGGCTCGGAATGATTGATCGATTCACGTTGTATATCTCGAACCTGCTGCCGACCAACACGAGCGATTCAACCAACTTCGCAGCGGGCGAGTTTCCGATCTTCGCTGGGCATGCGCACGGGATTACGTTCGCAAGCCAGATTTCAAAATTGGAAACGTTGAGGAGTGAGCTGACCTTCGGCCAGATCCTCAGAGGGTTAAAATTAGCTCTCGTTAAACTCCGTGAATTTGTCTGGGAACCCCTGAGAGCCGAAGTGACCACAGCATAACTGGTAACGGTAGATGCGACGGTTTGAAAACACTTCGGATTGGGCAATCAGCAGCCAAGCTCCCTGGGAACAGGGAGAAGGTCCAACGACTAGGTCGAGTAATCCAGACCGGATGAAAGGCCCACGAGCGCGGAGCCTGTGCAAGCAGGAAGATATAGTCTGGTCTGCAGCGAAAGTTGCAGGTGGTCGGATAAAGAGCCGACCGATCAATCAGGGTGTACTGGTTGTGAAACACAACGTGCAGGTGTACGGCTATCAAGTGATCGACGGCACGGCCTTGTGCCAAGCTCAGGTCATCTCTGGCGGATAGTCTGGTATAATCAAGCTGTTAGCGAAGCAATCTTGACAGCTTGAACATTAGGTAACATCTTCTGGCCTTCCAGTGCTGTTGCACACAAACGGGAGGCCAGAATATGACGTGTGGAATTTACTTCCTCAAAAGCCAGAGCGGCAAAATGTATGTTGGTTCCTCGATACGAGCCGAGAAGCGCTGTATCCAGCATTTGAGTGATTTGCGTAGCAATCGGCACCCTTCGCGTCGGCTGTCAAAGGCATTTGTGAAATATCGTGGTGAAGGCTTTGAATTCGGCCTCCTTGAAGAATGTCTTCCAGAGCAGCTTGAGGAACGGGAGCAGTTTTGGATCGACAAGTTGAAGCCACGGTATAATTCGCGCTTGCGGGCGGATTCCAATAGGGGCTTGAGGATGACGGAGGCAGAGCGTGCGGCCCATTCCGGTCATTTAAAACGTATGATTGCGAACAACCCGGATTTTCGCGAGCATCTTATCGAGCAAAATGAGTTGAACTGGGCGAACCCTGAGAAGAAGGCTGCTCGTGTTGCTGCCATGATAGCTGCTTGGACGCCCGAGAAGCGAGCTGGAGTTTCGCTAAAACAGAAAGGTATCGATAACGGCGAAGCTGCTCGCATTGCTCGCTGGAGCAGACCGGGTGCTGGTGAGCGACAAAGTGAACTTACGAATCAAATATGGGATCGCCGCGGTCGTAAGAACACACCGGAAGCGATTAAAGCTAAGACAACTGAATTAGGCTGGGAGTGCAGGGAGATCGGACCACCAAGTAAGCCTGGTGCCGTTGATGGTCGGGTTACCATCTATTGTTCTAAGCATGATTATATTGGGAAACCTACTGTTCAGAGGCTTATGTACCGGGGGCAAGGGTGCCGGTATTGTGGGTTCGAACGATCTTCTGTGAAGCAGGCTGGGCGCCCTAAAGGGAGCTACTCCCGATGACCACGTCTCCGTCCTATTTCGGCAATTTCAGCGACCGCGATCAGCCGACGCTTGCCACTGTCGCTGATTACGTTGCCGACGCGCGCACGCTGTTGCAGGATGTCGTTCCGCCTTATCGGTATGACGACGCTTCCTTGCTGACGTCTCTAAATGTCACTCTGCTGGAAGCGCGGCGGCTGCGCACTGATCTGTTCATCTTTAACATGCGGACGCGCGGGCAGACGCAGGCGTTCACTGAGGTGGATGACACCTATGTCGAGATGGAGCCGCAGTTCCGGTTGGCGATCCTGCACGGGCTGTGCGCGCACGCGCTGGAACGCGATCAAGAGGACGTCCAGGACAGCCGGGCGACTTCGTATTTCGCGCTGTTCAGCGCCGGACTGGTCGGCCGTGCGCTGCCTGGCGTGGCCGGTGGTTCAGGGCCAGGCAGAGGACAACAAGGACAATGAGCAAATCCAACCTTGCGGGCTACTGGGTTAAAATTCTCGGACAGGCGGACACTGCGTTGATGGGGGCTTCGCAGGCTGCCATGCAGGCGCAGCTGTTCGATGTGCTGGATGAATTTTTCAATGACTCGAATTGCTGGCAGGAGAACATCGGCATAACGGTGATACCGGAGTTGCTGGACTATCCGCTGCATCCGTCGACTGGCCGGATATTGCGGCTGTACGGTGTACTGGATCAGAACAACGTGCCGCAGTCGGCGGTCATGCCGGTGATTGGGACGGTGCATTTTCTTTATCCCTATACGAACACGCAGCCGATGACGGCCATCGTCGTCAAGAACGTGACCGATCCGCTGGAATGCGTGCCGCCGCATATTCCGGATTGGGTGCTGCCGGCGCACGGTCAGGCGATCCTCAGCGGCATTCTCGGCAACATGATGCTGCAGCCGGGGCAGAGCTATTCCAATCCTACGCTGGCGCAATTCCATCTGACCAGGTTCCGCGATAAGATCGCGCGTGCTCGGGTGGCGATGATGCGGGCGAATACCGTCGGCTCGCAGGCGTGGGCTTATCCGCAGCAGTTCCGGGTGACGGGTCAGAAGCGCGGCATGAGCACGTACAACGTCAATCCCACGCCGACGCCGTTGAGATAGCGCCATGAACAAGCATAGCGTTACTTCGGCGTATGAGCCCATGGTCGTGGACAACAACGGCAGTTGGAGCGACGCCTATCAGTTCGACGATCCGGATGATCTGACGTGGACGTTGAACGGCTGCAGTTTTGAGATGGACGTTCAACTGAACGCTTACGACAAGACGCCGTTGCTGTCGCTCACGACCGCCAACGGGCGCATAATCACCGACGACGTCGTGCAGCGGGTCATTCACTTCAACGTAACCGCTGCCGACATCCAGGCTAGTCTCGATCCTGGAAATTACGTCTACGATCTCGTGATGATTGATTCTTATGGGGTCCGTTGGCCGTTCATGCACGGAACCGTAAAAATCGTACAAGGAATTACGTACCCCTGACGAGGTGACACGGTGGCGGTTATAAAAAATGAACCGGCTATCGTGTCGACACGCCCCGTTGTGGTCGTGGGTGGGCATACGGGTCCGGCCGGCGGTCCGACTGGCGGCACCGGTCCTACGGGTCCTACCGGAGCGGCGGCTACCGGGCCTACCGGACTTGGCGCGTTCACTGGACCGACGGGTCCGTTCGGGCCGACCGGGTTGGCAATCACGGGCCCAACTGGATCGATCGGCGTTACGGGCCCGGTGGGCATCGGGACGCTTGGGCCTACGGGCGCTACGGGCGCCAGCGGGCTCGGGCCGACGGGCTACACGGGTCCTGCGGGCATCCCTGGCGTGGCGTCCGCGACTGGTGCGTCGGGTGACACGGGGCCCACGGGGCGTGTGGGTCAGACCGGCCCGACCGGGACGCCGGGATCTGCAGTCAACACGGGCGCGACCGGGCCGTCAGGTGCGGCTGGTACGGCAGGCTCTGCTGGTTCATCAGGTCCGACAGGTTCGGTGGGAGCGCAAGGGCCAGTGGGCCCGGCGGGGCCGCAGGGTATTGCGGGAATAGCGGGATCGGCTGGATCGGTTGGTCCTACAGGCCCTACGGGAGCTGGCGGTGGTGGATCGGGCACTGGCGGTGCAGGCTCGACGGGACCGACTGGACCCACCGGAATAGGGTCGACTGGGCCGACTGGTGCATCAGGGTTGGCGGGTGGAATAGGATCGACGGGGCCGACGGGATCGACTGGTGTTGGGACTACGGGGCCAACGGGTGCGATCGGACCTACGGGCGGCGGGTCGGGTACGGGTGGCGCGGGTTCGACGGGTCCGACGGGCGCTGGAGCCACAGGATCGACCGGACCTACGGGTTCGACCGGCGCAGTGGGAAGCGCCGGTGGTGCCGGATCGGTGGGTGCGACGGGACCGACGGGCTCAACTGGTGCTGCTGGATCGGCCGGCGGTGCTGGAGTGGCTGGATCGACGGGGCCAACCGGAGCTGGAGCGACGGGTCCGACTGGATCGACCGGTTCGCCGGGAGCAGCGACAAACACTGGAGCGACCGGTCCTGCTGGTGCTGGCGGCACTGGACCGACAGGACCGACGGGACCGATGGTGACGGTTATCTATGCCGGGAGTTTCTTCTAGTGGCCTTCTATGACACGAGTTGGTACACGAATTTTGGTAACGGCTCGACGACCGGTTATTATGCCGTGACCGTGCGTCCGCAAAATACGGCTGTGGCCGCAGGAGTTATTCGTCGGCAGTTCACCGCACCGGCGGTTGGTTCAGAGCGTTGTTTCATTTGCATTGTTGCTGGAACGACGGCGAACACGACCGATGCTACTTGGGTATTAACCCGTGGCGCTCGGACAACTGACGGCACCGCGACATGGCAGGAATGTACTGGTGCTTCTGCAGTTAATGGTGATGTGACTAATACGCCGACGTGGGCGCAGGCCAAGGCGATCGGCACGCCGACGCTAGGCGCGATCATCAAGCGTAACAATGGTGCGAGTTATTGGATTGCCAGCACTGCAGGCACGTTGGGGGCAAGCGAGCCCTCGTGGCCGAACGATACTGCGGGGACGACCCAGGCTGACGGAACGACGACGTGGACCTGTCTGGGCGTGATCGGCAATTTCACCGGCGGTCAGGCCCCGCACGCGCGGCTGGGCAATGCTGGCGCGACGACCTGGTTCGCGTTGGGCAACACGATCTATGTCGGCGACAATCATGCGGAGTCGCAGACAACGGCGATTACGATAAATCCTACGGGATCAGCTGCTACTATCAGCAGGGTACTTTGCCATAACCATTCCGGCAGTTATCCACCAGCATCCACCGATCTGACCACCGGAGCGACGATCTCGACGACCGCTGCGTCTGTGAACTTAACTTATAGCGGGATAGGGGGATTTTATTTTTACGGATTGTCTCTGAGAGCAGGGGTTGGTGTAAGCACGGCTGTGAACAGCATGCTTCTGACACCGAGCAGTGGTAGTTTCGTTATTTTTGATAATTGTTCGTTTTGGCTTTCCAATTCAACGGCCAACAATGTCTCGCAGATGCAGATCGGCGCTTCCGGGGCCGCTGCCACTACGATGATTTTCAATAATTGCACGGTGCGTTTTGCGGTTGTCACACAATTCATTTCGACCGGGAACGGCGTATTCGTTTGGCAGAATACCGGGGCCATACTTGCTTCCGGTTCGTCAGTGCCCAACAACTTGTTCAGTTTTGCTGGCGCATCGGCAGGCACGGCTTGTCAGGTTATCCTGGAAGCTCTTGATCTAAGTCAATTAACAGGTGGTTTGTATTCAACAACTACCGCGTTAACGAGCTTATTAGTCAAGGATTGTGTGTTTAACGTGTCTATGACTTCAGCAACGCCAAGTCTTGCTGGCGCGGCTGTCCAGTATGTACGTTCTGATGATCTGGCTACTGCGTACCAATCCAATCGCTTCACTGTTGACGGCACCGAGACGACCGAGACCTCGATCGTCCGGGTCGGTGGATCAGTTGACCCGACCGGTCAGGCGCAGTCCCGCAAGATCGTCACCACTGCCAACTCGCAATGGCTGCGGCCATTCCGGGCCGAGCCCTATGCGATCTGGAACTCGACCACGGGAGCGAACGTCACGGTGACGGTGTGCGGCACGGTGAACGCAGGCGCACTGCCAAACAACGACGACATCTGGCTGGAGGTCGAGTATCTCGGATCGTCGGCAAGTCCGTTGGGCACCATGATCACCACGACCAAGGCTAATCTTCTGGCGGCGAATGCGGCGGTGGCGTCGGATGGTTCGACGTGGAACAATACTTTATACAATACGTTCGACGGCGTTCCTTCTGCCGGGGTTGTCGTGTCAAACGGCAATTTGACGGTTACACACGGCACGAACAACACTGGCGTTGGAGTTAACAGCACGGCGTTTCTTGTTGCTGGAAAATGGTATTTCGAGGTGACATTGCAGGGCGTCGTCAACGGTGGAGATGCGTTGGGGATTATGCTGTCTACAGGTACATTTAACAACGTAGTTAGCGGGACCAACAGCACTGTCGTTCTTCTTGGCGGAACTTCGAATGTCTGGAGTAACAATGCCAATACAAGTATGAATCTTGGATCACCGAGTGTCGGTGATGTTTTCGGGGTAGCAATCGACCTTAATGCCAAGCTGGCCTGGTTCCGCAGGAATAATGGCAACTGGAATGCCAGCGGAACTGCCAATCCAGCCACCGGAACTGGTGGTGCAACGATAGCCGGTGGAGCTTTTGCGCCTGTCGTGGCATTTATTTCAGGCGCTACCACCGACGCCATGACGGCTAATTTTGGTCAGTCTGCCTACTCGGGAACGCCACCTTCGGGGTTTGCCAACTGGAACGGCTGGTCGCCCTTCAAGCTGACCGTCACGCTGTCCGCGCCGCAGCCCGGCATGGCGGGCTACCTGCACGCGCGCGTGCGCGCGGCCAAGCCGTCGAGCACATTCTACATCGACCCGCAGATCACCTTGACGCCTGCGGGCGGTGGATCGACCAATGTCGGTACTGCTTACACATCTTCCCGGTATGCCTATGAAGGCACCGAGACGACCGAGACGAGCATCACGCGCGTCGGCGGGGCGAGTGATCCTACGGGACAGGCGCAGTCGCGCAAGATCGTGACTACGGCGAACTCGCAATGGCTGCGCCCATTCAAGGCCGAACCTTATGCCATTTGGAACCCGACGACCGGTGCCAACGTCACGGTGACGGTATACGGCACCATCAACGCCGGCGCGCTGCCGAACAACGACGACATCTGGTTGGAGGTGGAGTATCTCGGATCGAGTTCGAGCCCATTGGGAACGCTGGTCACGACGACCAAGGCCAATGTGTTGGCGGCGAATGCGGCGGTAGCGTTGGATAGCTCGACGTGGAACAATACACCTAACACGTTCGATCCTGTAACGGCCGTCAACACGACGTTGTCGAACGGAAATCTGACGGCGACGCACAATACCGCTACGGGTGCTTCTGGGGCGCGGGTTTCAGGTGGGACTGCAAGCGGCAAGTATTATTTCGAGATCACGCAGACTACGCTTGGACATGGTAACCTTGACGGCTGGGGATTGATGTCTCCGACCGGCGTTTTCACTGATCTTTCCACAGGGGTAAACGGAATTACAGTTACCAAGGCTGGGCAATGCAATATAAACAACATTGTTGTGCTCCCGTCCAATACTTTAGGTGCGGTTTTAGCCGGGGATGTAATTGGTTTTGCCCTCGACTTTGGAGCATTGCTGTGTTGGGTGCGTAGAAATAATGGCAATTGGAACGGCAGTGGGACGGCAAATCCGGCGACCGCTGTTGGTGGTTTAAGTTTCCCTTCCGGGTGGACCCTTACTCCAGGTGTGGCATTTTCAGGTTCCGGCTCGGCTATTGGAGACTCTGATACCATTAACCTCGGTGCCACCTCTTACGCCAACGCAGCGCCGTCCGGCTTTGGTAATTGGATCGCTTGGACTCCCTTCAAGCTGACCGCCACGCTGTCCGCGCCGCAGCCCGGCATGGCCGGCTACCTGCACGCGCGGGTGCGGGCCGCGAAGCCTTCCAGTACCTACTACATCGATCCACAGATCACACTGAGTTAGCATCATGAGCAATACCGTCAGCGTTCCCGCTCCCATAATGGCCAAGCCGGTTGTTGTAATCGGGGGTCATACCGGTCCATCCGGTGGGCCGACTGGTCCTACTGGTGTTGCTGGTCCTGGAGTGACGGGCTCGACGGGTCCGCAGGGGCTCACGGGTCATACCGGACCGACCGGGAGCACGGGTTCTCCTGGTGCCGGCGCGTTCACTGGCCCGACGGGCATGACTGGGCCGCCAGGGGTCGGATCGCCGTCGACTGTGGTTGGACCGACGGGTCCACAAGGCCCGGTTGGAGCGACTGGTTCCGGTGCTGGTGGATCGCCCAACAAGCTTTCGACCTTCTTCAATTCTCCGGTCGGAAATGTATCGACGACCGAAAAGGCGATGGGGTTCGGTTCCTCTTGCAATATCGTTCCGAATTCGTCGGGAGCGATATTTGTTTTGTTTACCGGCATGGTAGCGAACGCGACTGCGGCTGGGGATGGTGTCACGATCACGGGTCGCTATGGAACCGGAACGGCTCCTGTAAATGGCGCGACTTCGGGGCTGGGCACGCAAATGGGAGCGCCGCAGAATTTTGTCGCTTCGACGACGGCAGGTCGGCAAGGATTTAGTGCGCATGCCATTCTGGGCGGTCTTACGCTCGGAACGGCGTGGTGGTTTGATCTTTCGATTGTTGCTGTGATTGCTGGTGGCGCGACCATCTATGATGTGAACTGCTCGATATTTGAGCTTTGAGATGAACAACCCCGCCCCCGCAGCTCCGATCGCGACTCGCCCGGTTGTGGTGGTGTCGGGGCCTGCTGGCCCGTCCGGTCCTGCGGGTGGTCCTGGCCCGACCGGCCCTGCTGGCGGCCCTACGGGCTCCGCAGGAGCTACGGGGGCACAAGGCGCTCTCGGCGACGTAGGCCCGATCGGTCCGACGGGCGCTCCCGGTACGGCATCAGCGACCGGGGCTACGGGCCCGGCTGGTATCGGACAGACCGGTCCGACGGGCGCTCCCGGTCAGGCGGCTCTTCAGGGTGCAACCGGACCGGCGGGAGCGCAGGGTCCAGTAGGATTCGTGGGAGCCAATGGGCCACCTGGTCCCACCGGGGCGAGCTTTACTGGCCCCACTGGTGCGTCGGGACTGGCCGGGGCGCAGGGTGTGGTGGGGCCGGCAGGACCGCAAGGCATTGCGGGAATAGCGGGACCGCAGGGCATCGTGGGCTCGACGGGACCGACCGGACTGACGGGTGCGTTGGGATCGACAGGGGCCACCGGGCCGACGGGCCTCGGAGCGACAGGACCGGCGGGATTTGCGTCGACAACCGGCGCCACGGGGCCCACGGGTCCTGGCGTCGGAGCCACCGGTCCCCGCGGGGTCGATGGCTACAACGGCGTCGATGGGCCGACCGGCTACACCGGACCAATCGGCAGGACAGGCCCGACGGGTTCTCTCGGTTTGACGGGTCCGACCGGCAACACCGGTCCATTCGGTGTCGGTCCTACGGGCATCGGCGTCACGGGCCCGATCGGCAACACCGGCCCTACTGGCTCACTCGGTCAGCCTGGCCCGACCGGAATGACCGGTCCTCCCGGTATGACGGGATCGACTGGCATCACGGGCCCCACGGGCTCGCAGCCTGCCGTGAAAGATGCGTTTCGAGCCAAGATGGCGACGAACCAGACCGGTATCGCGGACAGCACCAACACCAAGATGAAGTTCACCAGCAAGGTGTTCGACGTCAATAACAAGTATGACGCCACCAATTTCCGTTGGACGCCGGCTGCCGGTATCGTGCATCTCGGGGCCGGGCTGTATTTTTCAGCGGGAGTGCGGAACAACGTATTTCCGCAGGTCATGATATTCAAGAACGGCGCCTGCATCGTGCAAAATGGCGCGCAGTCAACGTCGAATTCGGCGTATACTCAGGTGGATACGATCGATCAAGCCAACGGTACCGACTACTACGAGTGCTACTGCTTCTCACCTTCCGCCACCACGACGACGGTGGCTGCGGTTAATTTCGTCACGACGTTCTATGGAGCGTTGCTGTGAGCGAGGATACGATCGTCGTGCCGAAGCAGGACAGGATAGTGCTGGTGTACGACGAAGAACGTGTGATCGATGTTCCAGGAGAGCGCAGGATCATGGAGGCATACGGCGATGATTTTGGGAAGTAGGACACATACAGCAGGCGACGTCATTCGTTGGGTAGTCAATTATGACTATTGGTTGGCTAATTCCGCTACGATCGAACAGATCGACATAACATCGAATTCGGTTACCTGCACGGTCGGCAACATATCGATTTTGGGGCGTGAGATCGTGTTCTTCCTGTCCGGCGGCATCGTCAACGAGCAGGTGATGTTGTCGTTGGTGATGACGGACAATCTCGGCAATATCAAAAACGACACGCTTTCTTTCGTTGTGGTGGCACCATAGGAGGACAACATGGCTGTTATCGTGTTCAACCAGTACAATGCAGGCGGTGTTTTCAAGCAAATATCGGATGCTGATGCTCAGGGTCCGGGTACTACGTACAATCAGTATGCCAATGGCGGTGCGTGGGAGCAGCTGCGCGTCGTCTGCGGCTCTCCGACACTCGATCAACGTGCGGCTGGCGGGGTTCACGCCGCACTCGCTACTGGAGCTGCATAAATGGCCCAGCAAAAAACCGACTCGATCATCAAGGCGGAAGAACGGGTCGCCAAAATTCGCGACGAATCCGCGCGCATCGCGCTTGAGCGCGCCGAAGCCGAAGCAAGGCAAAAGGCCCATCGCGCCTCGCAGGAGGTGGAGGCTCGCCGGATCGAGGAGGACGATCTCAAGCAGGCGAGCTCGAACGTGAACCTCGAGCCTGCAACGCGCGAGCAGTTGCTCGAGCGTATCCGGCAAATGCGCGAGGAGAAGCCGGTCGAGATCACGCCGGTACCGCATCGCACGCCGCGGCAGCAGGCTGAATACGAGGCCGAGGTCGCGATGGGGCGAGCCATGGTGGCAAAGGCCGAGGCTGAAATCGAGCGCAACCGCGAAGTCCAGCGGAAAATCAAGCTAGAGCAAGAGGCGCGGGAAGGAACGATGACACCGGTCTACCACCCAAATCCGACGCAGGAAGAAGCGTTCCCAGTCAGTGGCGCAACATTTGGCAAGCCACGAACATGACAGCCCTGAAGTTAGACCGTTTTGGCGGGATGCTTCCCTCGTGGGATTCAAGATTACTTCCGGATGGTCAGTCGGACTACTCTCTTAACTGCTATTTATTTTCCGGCGCTTTGGTTGGCTGGAGGCAGCCCAAGCTGCTTCATACGCTAAAGAACAGTGCTGCAAAATACGCCTATCGAATTCCGAGCACGACTTCCAACAACGTCTCGATCACGGCTCCTGACTCATTCTGGATGGAGTTCTTGGACCGGGACACCGACGTCATTCGAAGTCCAGTGGTGGACGACAGCTTTCATCGGTACTACTGGGCGAGCCCTTCGGAGCAACCAAAGTACAACACCCATGATCGTATCCTGAATGGGGATCCTCCCTGGCTGCTGGGCGTGCCGGCATCGAGCTGCGCGCCGGGCGTGACTGTTTCCGGCGGCGGCGACACCAGCCAGGTCGGCAACGTGACTGTGTTACCTACTGCTGCAGGGAGCACCGACTATCGTCCGGGCAACGATATTTTCCTGACCCCGATCGTCCCCAGCGGAACTATGCTGGTTCAGTCCGTCAGCTTCATGCCTGCGTCGACCGACGGCGCATTGAATTTCCAAGCCGTGGTCTATTCCGATCTCAATGGCGTGCCTAATCAGCTATTGGGTGCTGGCGATCAGATCACCGGTATTTCAGCCGGTGTTGCGGCGACAGGGTCTTTTACCAACGGCGTCTCTGTTATCAGCAATACGGTCTATTGGGTCGGTATAGCGCACGATAATCCGTTTTACCTGAACATTGCCGACGATCGCGTCACCAACGGCGCGGCGGCGAGCCACACCTATTCGAACGGGCCGCCAGATCCCGTGACTGCTACCGGCGGGTATCCGGTCTGGCAGATGTGGGGCGATCTGCTCGGTGCTTCGGTATTCACGGCACGGGCCTACGTCTACACATGGGTTACCGCATATGGAGAGGAAGGCCCGCCGTCGCTGCCGTCGGTGGTGAACGGCTGGTCGAATGCGACCTGGACCGTGAGTTTGTTTACGCCCGTGCCCAGCGACATGGGCGTGGACCGCAACATCACGACCACCAGGATATATCGCTCGATCAGCAATGTGTCCGGCCAGGGCACGTATTTTTTGGTTGCCGAGCTTCCGGTCACCCAGATGACCTTCGAGGATACGATCGACGACGCTACGGTGGCCCTCAACACGCAGCTGCAGTCGTTGTACTGGTTCCCGCCGCCAACAGACCTGCAGGGGATCGTGCCGTTTCCAAACGGGGTTTCGGTCGGGTGGAACTCGAACGAGGTCTGGTTCAGCGAGCCGTACCGCCCGCACGCCTGGCCACCGAATTACGTGTTGACCACGGAATTCCCGATCGTCGGCATCGGGGTGTGCGGACAAGCAATCGTCGTCTGCACGCAGGATGCACCGTACGTGATATCCGGTGTCAATCCAGCGGCAATGTCGATGATCAAGATCAACCTGCCGGAACCTTGCTTGCACCGGGCATCGATTGTCAGCACGGCCACTACCGTTCTGTACGTGTCTCAGAATGGTCTGATCCAGGTCGACCAGTCGGGAGCGGCCAACAACGTCACCGAAGGGTGGGTAACCCGTGAGCGCTGGCAGGCGTTGATCCCGTCGAAATATGTCCGGGCTGTCAAGCATGCGACGAGCTATTTTGCGTTTGGATCGGTGTCGGGCAGCGACAACTCGGTTGCGCGGCAGGGATTCACGGTCGAGCTGTCGACCCAGGACCAGACAGGTTTCACAGTGTGGCCGGTCCCAGGTGGTCACAGGATAGGGTTTGGTACACTCAGCAGTCCGAACGGTTTTGATGTCGATAATTTATTGCTCGATCCGTGGACTGGTGTAGCGCTGTTGGTACAAAATGGCGGGGTATACTACTGGGATTTTACTGATACCGCGCCTACGATCGTGCCTTATAAGTGGCGTTCGAAAACGTACCAACAGCTAAGCGCGAAGAGTTTTTCCGCGATGAAGGCTTGGTTTACCGTGCCGCCTGGTACTGCGCCGCAAGTTGATCGTAACATAGACGAACCGCAACCGATGTTAGGCCCGCAGCAGTATGGGGTTATTAGAATTTTTGCTGACGATCAGCTCTATACAACGCGTGAGTTGCGGAGAAGTGGAGAACTTCTTCGTATCTACTCTGGCAAAAAAGCTGAAGCGTGGGTCATCGAAGTGGAGGCACGGGTCGCTATCAGCAACATACAGTTCGCGACTTCCGCAAAGGAACTCGGGTTGATCTAGGACGCCTATTCGCAGCTTGCTCCTTAGGGGTGGACCACTTGATGTTCCCCGGTTCATAGTTGCCGTCATTATCGACGCGGTCAAGAGAGTGTCCAGGCGGACGATCTCCGATTTCAGCAACGACATCGGCAATGAATTTAACGGCATCGAGCCATTGTGGGGCTTTGATTCCACGGCCGCCATAGTTTTTATATCTTTTATTGCTCGGGTTGTAGCATCGTTGAATCATAGTTTTCCAGATGCCATAGAGCGGGTGCCACTTTCCGTCTCTAGCGTAGCCGTGGCGATAAAATCTTGATCTGCAACCGCAAGAGCGGACGTGATCGCGCAGAAGATCATGGGGAGTGACGAGCTTTACGTTGCCGCAATCGCATTGGCAAAGCCACAATATGTTCCCGTCAGATCGTTCGGCCGTTGGCCGGATTGCAACCAGATGACTGAAACGCTGGCCTGTGATATTAATCGCTGTGGGCATCGATCCGCTCCATCGGTTCGTGTGTCAAGTGGCGAGGTGGCGCTATCAACGCCATCTCGCTGCGCACTATAGCATAAAGCTACGGAGATAAAACCATGCCTGCAGCCAGAATCATACCTCGCGCACCCATGCGCGGCAATATACGGCCATTGGCCATGAACGGTGGTGTGGCGCCGGTCTGCCCGGTCAGCCGCAGCCAGTCGGTGGCCAACCAGCCCCCGATCCCGCCGTCGGTCATTCCGCTGGCGAACGACCTGCCGTCGGTAATTCGCGCTGTAAACATGATCATTACCATGTTCAATACGGATACGTCGATCCCGAACTGGCAGGAGATCAGTCGAACCGTCACTCCGGTGCGGATATTCAATCCCAATGATCGGAGCCAGTGGGTTGACGTTGAGCGGATCGCGCAACTGACGTTTCAGGATCAGACGACCAACGGCTTGTGGCAGTGGAATTACTGATGCCCGGACCCAAGCCATACATGTACGCGGAAGGCGGCGGCAAGCTGCCGCGCTACAGGGAAGATTTCTTCCAGCGCATCGTCGGGGTGCATTGGCGCGAGCCATTGCCATCGGTTAGCGTAAATATAGAGGTTATTGTTGTGTTCATGGAGACTTCTGGTTGGGACCCTCAACCTGCTTATAAACTCACGCCGGTTGCTAAGCGCGCTCAACTTTTGGACACATGGTTTACACCTACTTGGAGCAAAGACCCCGCTCCTCTCAAGAATACGGCGTTCCTGGTCAATGGTAATGGCGGTGTGTTTTTGACGTCGGTAGCGCCTAAGCTCCCAGCTGACCCGAATACCGGCGCCCCGCAGGACATAAATGGTACGTGGTTGAATGTGTTGGTATTTGCTTTCGAGCACAACAACAATGTCGTAAATAGTTTATCTAGTGTGACAATTGCCACAAAATTGATAGCTCCAGCGCTCTATATCGCAAATCCGTTGAACGCGGATTTGCCTTCCGAAGTAGCGCCTTCGGGGCTGCTTTGGGGTGCTGAAACTGGTGCCATGGCTGCCGGTGTAACTATGCAGTGGAAAATGCGTTACGGCATCCATAGACCTATTACAGCTGCGTCTCTGCTTCCTAATAGTATGGTGCAATGTTATCCTATTAGCAGTTCGCATGCTGGATATAGCGGAGATGAAAAAATTACTTTTGAGGGCTATTTTCTTATTGCATATCGATTGGACGACGCTGGTGTAGGGCATGTTTTCTCCGAGTCTCCGAAGGTTACAGAAATTGGCACACAAAATCTGCCACCTGAGTGGTCATCTGTTATTGCCCGGCCGCCGCGCGGTGAACCTTTTACAGGCATTCCGTTTAGCGATCCGCCGCCTTTGATCTTGCAGGATGTAACGTAAAGTGGGCTCGCCGCCGTTAAGCAAACGGCCTGTACGTGAAGGCGTTTTCAGGAGATGATCACACCCTTGTCTGCTATGCTGGGGTGAATTTGCGTCTCTTAGGAGGTAGTTGTCATGGCTGGGCAAAATTTATTTGCACCCACGAGCGGCACGTATACAACGTCAGGCTCGTCACAGCAAAGCACGCAGCAATCGACCAGCCAGCAGCAGTCGCAGACCTATATCCCCGACTATTCCGAAACGCCGATCCTGGAGAGCATCGCTAAATATGCTCAGGGCATGGCTCCGCAGGTCTACCAGTGGGGCATGCAGCAATACGCCAACAACCAGGGCAACATCGACAGCCTGATGCGCAATGCGCTGACCTATGCCTCGCCGCAGCGGATCGCGGCCGACATGGGGATGGCAGAGTCGGGCGCGGCGCAAGGGGCGGAGAAGGGCCGCCAGAGTGCGCTCAGTGATCTGCAAAGCTACGGCATCGACCCATCGGCTGGGCGCTACGCCGGGCTCGACCAGGCAGCTCGTGTACAGGCGGGGGCCAGCGCGGCCGGTGCCGGCAACCAGCAGCGCATGGCCGACGTCGCGACCGGCAACGCGATGCAGAACCAGGCGATCTCGTCCAGCCTGCAGAACGTCCAGACCGGCTATGGTGCCGCTAATGCGGCCAACCAGTTCGCCGGTACTGGCATGAGCTTAAAGTACTCGCCGCTGGGCACCACGTCCTCTGGCACCTCAGAGTCGAGCGGGTCGAGCAGTGGCGGAAGTCATAGCACGAGCAGCCCAGTCTCACCCCAAACAACAATATGGCAGCAAGGTCCCGTACATGGATTGATGGCTGCAGGGGGTCCCGTCGAAAATGACGCCACATCCGGTGGTTTCGTCTCGCATGATCTCAGTCCGTCCGACGGCGCACAGACTGATGACGTGCCAGCGCAATTGAATGCAGGCGAGTTCGTTGTGCCAAAAGATGTGACAGCCTGGCTCGGGCAACAACACTTCTATAAATTGATGGCACAAGCACGAAAAGCTCGCGCGATGGCCGGTAATGACGGCGCAAAAGTCGGCTATGGAGCAAACTGATGGCCAGGACCAAGCACAAGCCGCGCGTCGGCTATCAGGGTGGCGGCGCTATCCCACCTCCTATCCCGGTTGCTGATCCAGGCGCAGGTGCTGGACCTACGACCGGCACGGTAGGAGGCGCAACGCCTCCGCCTATCCCCATTGCCGATCCTGGCTCTGCCGGTTCCAGCGGCGGCGGCAACTACAACACTTCAGGCCTGATGTTCGCGGCTCCGAGACCTGCGATGCCTCAAGCGCATCGCCGTATGCGCCGTCCAATGCGGCGTGTTGGTTACCAGGACGGCGGCGCTGTGGCTTATGATGAGTCAGTACCGCAACCGATAATGCGACCGAAACCGAGGCCAAAAGCGCCCGACGATACCGTCTATCCTACGACCGGTCCCGACTGGAGCGACACAAGTGTCGACCCTTATCAGGCTGCCATGGCGGTCGGCTACGCGGGCGGTGGAACTGTCGGCGCTCAAGACGGCTCAGTGCAACCCGGTGCCGACATAAACAAGCGTGCCGCCCTACTAGCGGGGTTGCGCAAGCGTTACGACGCCATGATCGCTATGGCGCAGGGTGCGCTGGCGCACCGAGACGAGAACGCAGCCGTCCGTTTTGCCCAGCGGGCGCACGATATGGTGCCGGACGGCAAGAGCCTGATCCTGCATGTGCAGCCCGATGGCAACGTCCTGGCGATCGTCCACGATCCGCGTGGCGGCGAGCAGAGCCGACACGTCATGACGCCGGATCAGTTCCACCATTATTTAATCGGTCCCGCGACCAGCTTCGACCATGTGATCGACAACGGCGTGGGGCACAATCTTGGCATCGCTTCCGGGCGGCCGACGCCGCGCGTGCCGGAGCATCCCGCCGATCCAATCCACAAGGTGCGCCAGGTGCTGCAGCATACCCGCAAGATGTTTGGCGTCGACAGGATCGGCCAGGCGCCGCCGCGCATAGGGTATGCGGCGGGTGGTGAGGTTTACACCGACGAACAAGGACGAACGTCTCCTGCGGATGTACGGGATACTTTGTTCGACGAACAAGGAAATTTAATATTTGCAGGAGATGCTCGGCAATATGCAGCGGGTGGCCCGGTACGCGGTTACGATGATGGCGGTGAGGTCGACGATACGTTGCCGCCGGATCCGCCATGGACCAGCCAGGATGAACGGGACAACCCGCCGCCGCCCGATGTTCCGGCTGACAACTCAATCGACGATTACATGCTCAACGCGCAACGTGGTGCGGCATCGGCGCCAGCGCAGCAACCGGTGCAAGAGCCGGTGTCGGGCGAAACTGACATAGGCACGTTGCTGTCGAGATCTGGCTCCAAGCTCTATAGTGGGATGGATGAGCGTATTCGGGCCGAGCAGGCGGCCAAAGCTGCCGTGCTGCCGAGAGCTTGGGGTTCCGTCAAGCAGGCGCTTGCCGACTACATCAACGGTGCCAACGCGGCACCGCCTGCGCAGGTAGAACAGGCCCTCAACGAGGCAGCCAATAGAGACCCCGCTGGCGATACGCCGAAGCATGTGCAGGATGCGATTGTCAACGAAGCTCCTGCTGGCCCGACACCGATCGATCCGACCGGTTATATGCCTGAGAAGCCGCCAGCTGGCAGCGGGACTTCCGGCATCGCTGCGACTAACCCGCAGAAAGCCGCCGACGCACTTTCGGAGCCGCCAAATTGGATGGAGCATGCAGGATACGCTCCGGTTCAAACCGGGTATGGCGGCCCGCAACAACGGCAGGCGAATGATCCTAATTCGCCGGAAGCTTATGCTGCGCGACATTATGGCAACGATCCGGCGAGGCGCGATGCATTTTTGGCATATGGATTTTGGAGTCGGACCCAGCCTGAATACGATAAGCTTGTAGCAAACGAGGCTGCGCACAAGCTGACGCCAGAGAGTGCCGCTCGACTAGATGAATTGACCAAACAGCGCGACGAGGCAGTAGCGCATTATTCACACAGGTGGGGGACTTTCGATGGTAATACACTAAAGAACGCCCTCACAGCGCCTGGACAACCAATTGCACCGCCAAAATACCTAACTGATACGCCAAAACTAAACGTTAACTTTGGCGGTAGAATTGATCCTAGTTACGTTGCTGGCCAGCGTGTCTACGGTCCGTATGATCCTGATCGGCCTGGTACCCCCACTACCGGCGCTAACGGGCAGCAAGGACAGCAGGGTCAGGGTCGAACAGGGTATGGGGCACCGCTTCCCCGACAACCCAGCAAGGAAGACCTACGGCCTGTTGGCAGAAACATCAACGGCGTGCCGGTCAATCGCAACGGCGAGATCATCAAGCCGGATGGGACGCTCGAATTCACGCCTCCTAATCAGAGTCAAAGGACCGTCATCGATCCGCGCACGGGCGAGCGCCTGGAGATGACCGGCGGCACCGGCATCCCTACGCGACCTCGCGAGGGCACGCCAGGCGGTACCGGCGTGCGCGGCAGCCTCAACCGGCCGTTCGGGTTTTCGGCCAAAGACCAAGCCTACCAGAACCTGTCGGCCTCCGGTGCGCTCGACATCGTGCCGTCGGATAAATACGGCCGATCGCCAGAGCAGCAGGCAGCCGAGGGCTCGCGGCCGTGGACGCAGGACATGTCGCGGCCGATCGGGCGGCCGATGCCGCGCGGCGCGCCGCCGATGTACGTCACCGAGCGCCCGGCGCCCTATTACGACCCGAATACCGGACAGGTCGTGACGCCGCCCCAGCAGGTCATGCCAGGCAGCGGGGCGCCAGTCGGGGTCGCGCCGGGATCGCCGGAAGCCGGAAGGCCTCCGGCTTGGCAGCCGCCGCCCAACATCCCCGGCGCTGTCGGTCAGCAGCCGCCCGCCGACGACCAATCCCCCGCCGCCCGCGCAGCGCGGGCATTCCCGATGGCGTCCCAGACGAGACAACGTGTGCAATACCAGGGCACGCTCGAGCGCCAGGCGCAGGAGGACCAACTCAAACGCGAGTCGTATGCCACTCGGGACACGCCGGAAAGCAGGATGGCGCGTGCGAAGCTAGCGGACGATGGAAAAACTTTCCGCAGCTTGGCGAAGGACCAGCAGACTCAATACCACACCGACATGCAGGGGGTCATAGCGGACAACAATAGGTTCGAGCGTGCGTATGAAGCGGTGCAGCGTAATGTTGGTGGCGCAGCCGCTGAATTATTGAAGGATTACCGCGCAAAAACCATGAACGATCCCAACTACAAGCCCAATGATGACGAACTTGGCGCCATGGTTCATGCTCACGATCTGATATTCGGTAGTCAAGGTGCGGCACCGCCTGCGCAAGTACCCAAGCCGGTAGCGCCGTTACCGCAGGGCGGGGTAGCTCCGGCAACTCCGGCACAGCAGTCGCCGCAGTCGGTGCTACGGGTGCCGCAACCGGCACAAAACCTGGTGCCCGCGCCGCAGCTACGGCAGCCTGCTCCCGCAGCAATTCAAGCTTTGAAGGCTGACCCCCGACGTCGGGCGGAATTCGATAATTACTACGGTCCGGGGGCGTCTGCACGCTATCTAGGCCAGTAGCATGGGCGACGCTTACGACGGTCCTGACTATAACGATAATGCTACGTCGGTACCGTCCGATGGCGATAACTATTTTTCTCAGTTCGAAAACGCTCCTGCCGCGGCCGCTCCTGCGTCCAACGACAACTATTTTGCTCAGTTCGAACAACCACCACAGCAGAAACCCCCGGATAATTATTTTGCTCAATTTGAGCAGCAGACAGGGCAACCCGAGCTGCCGCAAGCCGAGAGCCCGTTCTGGTCCGGCGTGCGCAAGTTCGCGCACGGTATCGGCCCCACGCTCGCGGGCGCGGCGGCGGGCGCTGCCACTATGGGCGGCTATGGCGCGGCCGCGGGGACCCTGGGCCTTCCGGGTCTCGGCACCCTTGGCGGTACTTTGATCGGTGGAGCTGCTGGTCTTGTGACCGGCGGCGTCAGCGGATACCTGGCAAGCGAGGCACAAGAAGCAGCCGCTAAGGCGCTGAATTTCGACGATAGTTTGCAGCAAGCAGCCAATGAGGAGGCCAACCCCGGATCGACGCTGATCGGTGGCGCGCTGACGGCTGCGGTTCCATTCGGCATGGGGCGCGGCGTCGTGACCCTTGGACAGCGGGCGTTCTCCGGCGCCCTCATGGGCGGCGTCGAAACGGGAAGCGAACTGGCCGAAGGGAAGCCTTTCGATCCGGCGGCGATCGCGCTGAACGTGGGAATGGGCGCGGCCTTCACGCAGCCGCGCAAATTCCTCACCCCCTTCGAATCCGCGGGAGCACGGTTGGGCACCAGGCTGACCGAGCAGTTCCATGGCAAGGCTGGACCGGACGCTGCCGGTGGCGTCGCCCAGGAACAGCCATCGCCTAAAGCCGGAACCACGGTCGAGCCTGGCGCTGCCCCGGCCACGCCAGAGGCGGTGGCTCCGGGCGGCGACAGGGGCGGTCCGGAGGACTACGGCAAGGAGGCGCCGGCAGGCGAACCAGCCCCGACCGGGATTTATCGAGACGAGCAAGGAAAATTGCAAGGCAAGCTACGGCTCTACCGGGGGGAAACTCCTGGCGCTGGCGCTGCCATGCCTGGAAGCCCCATGGGCGGCGGCTGGTATACGACCGATCTAGCGAAAGCCCAAAAATACGGTGACGTAAATTACATCGATATTACCCCTGCTGATCTTAATAAATTTGCTCAAGGGCATGGCGGTACTGACGAATATGTTCTTCCAGACAAGCAATGGCAGGATCACTTCCGATCGCAGTCCAAACCACTCGAACAACCAGCTGCGGCCGCCGTCCAGCAGGGGGGGGGCACCGAGGGACTAGTCCCCGACCCAGCGCTGGACGCAGCGATCCGCGCCAAGATGGCGCCCGGGGGTGAAGCTGCAGCCCCGCCGCCGGAACAAGAGCCGGCAGCTCCGGCAACTCCCGCAGCCCCATCGGTTGCCGCCGAGCAGCGGCCGGGCGATGTGCTGCGCGGTCCGGAGCCTGGTGCGCCGCCACCCGAAGGGCCCATCAGCGACGCAGGTGGTGGCGGTGCAGGCGGCAAGCCACCCCCGCCTGGAGGGCCTGGAGGGCCGCCTCCGGGGTCCATAACGCCGCTTCCTCCAACCCAGCCGCAGCGCTTCCAGGCACTGCGCAAGCTGATACGGTCCTACAAGGAGACGTTCCAGCCCGAGACGATCAGCCCGAGGGCGTTCGAGGCCGATCCGCTGTTCGCCAAACGTGCTGTATCAACGCAGGGGGAAGATGACCGGATCATCAATGATGGCCTGAAGCGCGAGGCTCTGTGGAATAAAACACCGGAAGCTGATCGGGTTGGCTTCCTGTCCGATATCGAGAACAAGCGGCAGCCGCAGAACCCCGTGTTTCGGACGCTGGCGCAAACCTACTCCAAGATGCTCGATGCTGCTTACACGCTGGAGAAGCAATACGGCTCCAAGGCCGGCTATATCGAGGACTATTTTCCCCATCTTTGGGAGAGACCTAATACGGGGCAGGCCCCGATCGCCGACTACATGCGGCAAACCATCGGCCCGACCGGGTTCCAGAAAGCCCGCACAATCGATCTGATCGAGCACGGCCTGGCCGCCGGCTACAAGCTCAAGTCTACCAATCCGGAACTACTAGTTCGTGCGCGGCTCATGGCGGGCGCCGACATGCGCAATACCATGGAGCTGCTCGATAGCTTGAAGAAAACCGGGATGGCTGACCGGACTGAAGGCGCTGATCCGCAGGCAATGAAAGCGTTGTCGCGCATGGGCTGGCAGATCATCAACGCTCCGGACCGCAAGCAATGGGCGATTGCACCCGATGTCCTTCCGTTGTGGAACAACACCGTTGCGGCGAGGGGGCTATGGGCCGATCAGGGTCTTGCAGGCGATGCATTCAGGGGCTGGATGGGGTTCAAGGCCGCTTGGGTACCAGTAAAGCTTGCGCTCAGCCTCTTTCACCCCTTGCACGTCGCCCACATCAATTTCTCCAGTAGCGTCGCGCGGGCGACCGACCAAGCGCTAACTGGCGATCTCGCTGGTGCACTCAAGAGCTTCGGCCAGGCCGTTTCGCTTCGACAACCCATCGGCGAGATGGGACGGGCCCAGTGGCTTTTGGGCGATGGCGCCCGGACGCCGGAGGGCAGGATCGCCGTCCGGGATATGGAAGACGGCGGCTTCGCGCCGATGCTGTCGAAAGAGTTGAGCACTGATGCCGGACGGAAACTTACCCAGGCATGGCAAGACATGAGCCCGCTCAAGGTCGGCTATGAGGGCCTTCGTTTTGCAATCCATCAGATCCAGAAGCCTCTTTTTGAGCAGTGGATTCCACACCTCAAAACTGCGGCCTACCTCAACGACGTGGCGGCGTTCGCGGAACGGCGGCCTGATCTCTATAACGATCCGGCGAAGCGTGGAATCGCGCTGCGGGCGATCGCTAAGAGCGTCGACAACCGGTTCGGCGAGATGTTCTACGGCGGCCTATTTTGGAACCGCTATGTCAAGGATGCCAGCATCGGCTCCTTCCTGTCGCTGGGCTGGAACCTAGGCTTTGCCCGCGAGTTCGGGGGGGCCGCCGTTGAGGCCGCCACCCGCCCGCTGGGCCGGATAGTTCCAGGCATGGCCCCGAATGCGGCCCGGCAGATCGCCCGTGATGCAACCAATAAGATCAAGTTTGCCAGCATCTACATGGGCACCGCCGCACTCATCGGCGGGGTGATGACCAAGATGCTGTCCGGCGAGGATCCAAAGGACTTGTCCGACTGCATTTTCCCGCGGGTCGGCGGGGTCAATCCTGATGGCTCACCGCGGCGCCTCTCGACCATGTTCTACCTGCGCGAAATTCCGATGCTGCAGAAGCACATTGAGGAACAAGGCGGCGGCATCGGCGGTACGCTTGGAGGTGCAGGCGCCATGCTATGGAACAAGACGCTGTTCCAGCCGCTGAAGGAACTCTGGGAGAACCGGGACTATTTCGGCCGTGAAATCTGGGACACCAATGCGCCGGGCTACCAGCAGATCGAGCAGGCGATGAAGCACATCGCGACCGGGCAGCTATCGCCCATGTCGGTGTCTGGCGCTCAGCGCGCCCAGGAAACCGGTGGCCAGCCGATCGAGACACCCTTGGCCTATCTTGGCTTCGGTCCGGCGCCGGCTTACGCCAACCGGTCGGCAATTCAGAACCGGATCGGTTATCTCTACCAGCGCTTCGTCGCTCCGGAAACACGGCCGTATCAGGACGAGGATGTCACCCAGGCCCAGCAGGCGGCGCGCAGCCAGATATTGCTGGCCAAGCAGCACGGTAATTCGGATGAGCTGAACGCCGCCTACGCGGCAGCGCAAAAGGCGGGCATTACGGGCAAGAGCATGGTGGCAACCGGGAAGCTGGCTGGCGATCAATTTATGTTCTCGAAATTGCCGCAACAGGAACAAACCGCCGTACTGGATGAAGCCTCACCAGCCGAGCGAGTGCGCTATCTCCCCCATGCGCTGAAAGCGACTAAGGTCGCTTGGAATGCGGCGCATCAGCCGCAGGCAGCTGCAGCACTCCAGCCTCCGCCCTAGCTTAGGGGAAGCCGGTCATGGTCCAAATAACGGCGTTCAGCGTTTTTACGAACCATCACCGCTTGCTCCAAGTCAATATAATCGCCAAGAAGAATAGTGCGTCCATCAACCGTAATACGAGCATGCCACCTCCCGTCCGGCCGTTGCGATACACCTCGGCAACCGCTGCGATTGTCTTTTCGCAGCCTGTCATTCAAATTTTGTTTGTTCTTCGCATCGGGGACCGCAAACAGGTTTGCCCAGCTATTATTCGACGGATTACTGTCGCGGTGCTCGATCTGCAGATAACGCGGCGGCCAAGCACCGGTCATGAAAAACCACGCCAACCGATGCGCTGGATAGAGTTTATTGGCATAGCCAATCTGGATGTACCCACCCCTTCTCGACGTTCCAGCAATATCGCCAGGATATCTGCTGCGGCTCCCTCTACCGACACGAATTCTCCAATAGAACTGACCGGTGATTTGATCATAATGCAGGGCGCGCTTAAGCGGGTCGGACATCGGTGCTCTCCTGTCCGTCGATTGTATCAGTATGCCCAACCCGAGCAACGTGATCGCTGGAAAGCGAAAAAGGAGAGCAGTCGTGCCGCTTGACAAGTCCGGATCGAAAGCGTCGATCGGCAAGAACATCAAAACCGAGTTGGCCGCAAACAAGCCGCGCAAGCAAGCAATCGCGATCGCACTCGATACAGCTCGGCGTGCCGGTGCCAAGCTTCCGCCCAAACCGAAGAAAGGATGATGACCATGGCCATGGACCCAGCAGCCCGCAAGGCAATGTTCGCGAATATCGCTAGCAACAAGCTCCCCGGCACCGGACCGGCGCTTCCGCGGCCGCCTCGAGCGCCTCGGCTGAGCAAGGGCACCGGGCCGATGCCCGCCAGCTATGCCGCGGGGGGGCCGGTGATCCAAACGCAGGCGAGCCGATTCATGAAAACTGCAGACCAATTCCGCGAGAACATCGAGCGCCAAAGCTATGCTAAGTCTGGCAAAACGGGCGAGATGTCGAACACCACCAAGGATAAGTCATTGCCCGCGATTAAACCGCGCGCCTGATTTACCCAGGAGTTCCGAGTGCCGACGGGCGATGAATGGTTCCTGTCCCGAATCACATAGCTCGGGAAAGCCAAGGACGGTCAAACTCTCTCGTTGGTTGACATCAGACCGATCTGCGGAGTGTGGCACTCAGAAGCTTCTTGCGGGACCATTCATTGCGCACACACCCAAAGCCGAGCATAAATGGCCCATGACCAGATCGCATAAAAAGACCCCGATCGCCGGCTTCACCACCGAGCGCAGCGAAAAGGCTTTCAAGCAGGTGGAAAACCGGCGACAGCGTGCCGCTGTGCGTGCAGGGCAGGAATTCATTCCCGAGTCATACGGACCCAAGGATGGACGGCAATGGCTCGGCAAGGACTATCCAAAAGCCTTGCGCAAATAAATCGTCGCGGCGTTTCACGTGAAACTCAACAATCCTCTCCTTGCGCCATGTGGCGGCTTATTGCCTTCTGGTCGTGATATTCCAAATTCTGTGGTTCAACCCATCGGATCAGCCGAACTTCGACCTCGACAACACCGCACCCGCCAGCAAGGCAGGTCTTGGCCTTGCGGAGGGAATCTTCGCTCGGGAAAAGAGCTGTTCCGTCCGCGTCGGCCTCGAGTTGGTGCTGCCAATCGATGCCGTCCATGAAGCATCGAACCGTTCCGTCCGCCATCTTCCGCCTCCTGCGGCTCTAGGCGCCGCGTTGCCTGTTCAATCGCTACTGACATTCAATGATTCCAATGGCCCCGCGCTTTTGGGCGCTGAGCGGAAACACCCCTTAACCAATTGAAATCGCTAGATCCTGGTAGTGTATGCTAGTCATCGATGTTCGCGTTGCGTTTACGGTGATTTACGGCGCATCCGTTCCCGCCTTGTTCCGGCTTGCGGCACGGCCCTTCATGACCCTGGCAATCGCCTTGGTGTCGTCCCGCGAGTAGGCTTGGGTCTGGCTGACGTTGCTGTGGGTCGCGGTGCGGCGAACGTCATCCATGGCGGCAACGTCCGTCCCTTCCGTGATCGCGCCGGCCCGGCTGTCCATGTTCCAAACGTGGTTTGGAACTCCGGCCGCAGTCGCGACCTTGCGCCACTTCTCGCGGAAGTTCTTGGCTTGCCACGCCACTCCGGTCGCCTCGCAAATGATCAGCGGGCCCTTCTCGGGGAACTTGCCGGCTAGATCCAGTTCCGCCATGACCATCGGGGCCAAGCGCAGATCGACCTCGACCGGCTTCTGCCGTTTGCTGGTCATGTGGCGCAGGATCAAATTGGCGTCGATCTCTTCGCCCCGGAGACCCCGAAGCCACTTCCATTGACCGTCATGGACATCCGACAGTTCCGGCTCGCCCATCGGGACCCATTCCCCGATCACATCCTTTTGCCGCAGGGTGCACTCGAACTGGAACGCCTGGGCGAGCGCGATCGAGTGGCGGCCGAGCTCGTGGGCCTTGGCGATGATGGCGAGTGCCTGGGTCGCCGTGATGTATTCCTTCCGGGGCTTGCCCATCTTGAAGCGCAGCAGCCCGGCATCCTCGCGCAACCGCCGACATTCGGGATCTCCTCGCTTTCCGACCAAGGTGGAGCCGAACGCGAAGAGTGTGCGGAGCTGCCCGACCTTGCCATGGGCCGACGGGGTCCGGCCGTCCGAGGTCCACGCCCGCCACCAATCCTTGATCATGCGGGCGTCGATGTCCGAAAGCAGCGTGTCGCCGTAATCCCTGGCGATCAGCTTGCACCGGCTGTCGTCGTTCATCCGGCTCGCGTAGCGAAGCTCCTGATACGAGGAATCCTTGTCGGTCTGGTAGAGCCGGATCAGGCTGCCCAGCGTGCCGTCGAAGGCGTCTGCGATCACCGGGATGCCGCCGCGGCCCCAGACCAGCATTTCGGTCTGGAGGCGGGTGCATTGGTCGGAGATCAGGGCGCAGTCCGTCTCGGAGGGCCATTCCCCGACCCAGACGCGGGCGCGCTGGGGCAGGAAGCCCCGCTTGATCAGATCGGTGCGGGCGTGCCATTCGGCCACCCACCCGGATTTGCGGGGCGCCCAAACGAGGCCGGGAGCGTCTGCGACTTTCGGTCTATCGCTCATCGGAAGCTCCGGTATCGGCGAGAAGCCGTTCGACGGTGGCGAGGCGGGTCTCGATCTGATCCTGTCTGGTTTGCACGCGGTCGATGTCGTCGTGCATGGCCGCGACCTCTCCACCCGTGATGTTGACGCGCGCCATGTCGTTGATGGCGGCCTTCACCATTCGCAGGTCGCGACGCAAGTCGTGGGTTGACTCAGCTATCAGCGGAATACCGCTGACTTTTATCTCGATTATCTTAAGTTGCTCGCGGACGGGCGCGAACTCGGCCTGCAACCCGTCTATGGCCCGCAGGATGGTGCGAAAATCGTCATCGCTCATGGGATGCCTCGATGTCCTTTGGCGTGATCAGTCATGGGAAAGCTTCCGATAATAGGGGGTCACCGAGAACCCAGCGCCGCGAAGAATGGCCGGACCGGGGCGACGCCTACCGAGCAGAAAGTCAGAGAGGTAGGCGGCCGATATCCCGGCCTTTTCAGCCCACTCCTTTTGGGAGCTATGGCCGATCTGCTTCTTTACGACCGCAACAATTTCTTCATCGGTTATATAAATTGCCATGCTGCCGAATGTAATCAGCGCATACGCTTACGTCAAGCCGATTTGCGCTCGTGGGGGATAAGTCCGCTCGTCTTGTCGAACCAAGCCACGCACGCCGGCCAATATCGCCGGTCCCCAAATAGCTTTTGCTTCTGGGGAAAACCGCTGGCCCGGTTCGCGTCGAGCGCCCGGATGGCCTCCCGCGCAATCTTCTCAGGCACGCCCATGCGCCGGATCAGCTCCGCGTCCGTGACGTACAGGGTATCGCGCTCGCCGGTCTCGTCCGTCATCCGGTTAGCTCATTCCGTAAGTGCGCCCCGCTCTCGCTCGATCTCTTCCCGGACGACCTGGAACATGGTTTCGTAATGTCCATGTTTCCCTATCTGCATCAATTCGTTGTAGCGAGCCTGAATGCGGGCATTGCGCTCATTCATCTCCCGCCACCGCGCTAGTTCGTCCATCTTCATCCCCTCTGGTGCGCATTATTCCCGAATGCGCCGTGCTCCGGTGCGCTCACCTGCTGTCTGCGCCCCTGCGGCCGTCGTATGGTGAAGTGGAGTTGAGCTTGCGAATCTCCTTGCCGTAGTTCATGTCGGCCATGATCCGGTCAGCATTTGCGAAGTCGTCCAGGATAGCGTCGGTCGACTCCAACTCCCGAGCGGGCTTGGTCGGCTCCTCGCCGCTCTCCTCGATGATGCGGTAGCCCTCCAGGATCTTCTCGGTGGCGGCCTTGTCGTTGGCGGTCTTGGTGTTGATGCGCCGCACCTCGTCGTTGGTCTGGGCCAGAATGATATCGGCCACCGACTTGGCGCGGTCGAGGTTGGCCTGCGCCCTGGTCACATGCTTTTCTGCCGCAGCTACGATGGCCTGCGCCAGATCCTGCCCGCGCTTGAGGATGTCGTCGCTCTCCATCACGCCGTTTACGTGCTCGCTATTCATATGCTTCTTCTCCGTCATAGTTCCACGTTTTGAGTTTCTCCTCCAAGCGCCGCTGCCTTAGCGCGTCGGCGATCTCGATCTGCATCTGGCCGGCCCCGAATGCTTGGGCCAGCATCGCGGCGAGGTCCATGACGTCCAGCTCGTCCCGCAGGCGCTGGATGCGCCGATCCTCCACGGTCGCAGCGATCTCGTCGGGGTTGGGTGGCACCATCTCATTTGCCTCGTTTAGAGCCTCGGACGCGGATGCGTCTGGTGCTGCCGTTCTTGTTACGGATGACCCGCCAATGGGCGACCACCGTGTGGCGGCGTTTCTTGCTGGGCCGGTGTCTCGTCATGGTGGCCCGCCGGGCGGGATGCCGATGGATGGCGGTATCATCCCGGCGGTCCTGTACACTGACGGAGCGGGAAGCAACGTCAGCCTACGCGCTATTACGCAAGACGATTACTCTGACGCTTACGCACAAGCCCGGCGAGGCCGACGAGGCCGATGCCGAACAGGAAGGCCGAGGCCGGCAGCGGGGTCTGCGCCACCGCCGGTGCCGCCTCGATGAAGAACGAGTCGGGCCCGTCGTTTAGTCCAGTCATGATCGCCACGAAGCCAATCGTGTCGCCCAGGTGGACATCGTTGAGGTTGAGCAGGCTCCCGGTGATGCTGTAGTCCGGGATGCCAGTGCCGTTGTGAACCGACGGCACGTTGCCGGGCAAACCGCCAGTGAAGGAGGCCAACACGGTGTGGGTGGTGTAGTCGAGGAAGTAGAAGGCGTTGAGCGTCTGCGCCGTGTTGCTGTCGTTGACGTCGACGCCGATGCTAAAGCCGAGGCTGGTGTCACCGACACCAAGCAGATAGGCTAGAAAAGCACTTCCGATGCCGACTTGGTAGCCGTCACCGACGGTGTTGTTGGTCAGCGTATTCCTGGCTCCATTGCCTTGGTCGGAGAAGGCGGTGGCCGCCGTCAGATTGCCGCCGTTCTGGTAGTCGTTGTAGCCGAAATTGGCCGGCTGCTGCGGCTGGTTGGCACCGCAGATGACGCACGGGGCGTTCTGCGGCTGATTCCCGGCGGGCACTACGTTGCCGAGGCTTAGGCTGCCGGAGTTGGTGGTGTCCCAGGTCTGGCCACCTAGTGTGACGGTGCTGGCCGCAGCCGGCACCGCAAGCGCCGCCAGGATGGCGGACGTAGCTAGTAGTCGCTTCATTTGCTTTCCTCGTTGAAAAAGTGGTTTGATTCCCAGCCTAGTTGGTTGTTTGTTCATCGCCCTCCTTTGTGCCCATCCACCGCGTCCTGATGGCGCGCAGCCACGTAATCGATGTAGCCGCCGCCAGCAACCCATTCGCCGCACAGGCACCATTTGCCGTACCTGATGCAGCGGATGTCCAATCCGTAGAAATCGCGGAGCTGAAACAAGGTGTTCTTGTTCTTGCCGAGAAGGACCATGGGTATGACAACTCCTGGCGCGGACTGGAACAGGTCCCATATCTTGCGCAGATGGGTGCCCTCACGCGGAATGCGGTTCGTATGCCCCATGCCGTTGCCCTTCATCCGCGCCGCCGAGATCGTCCTCATCGATTACATCTCCAGGACTTCCATCCGTTCTCGCGCGTGTACCAAGTGCGTCCGCGCGGGCCGCAGACCGGATCGGCGTGTGGCTTGGGCGGCGGCGCCTCAGCAACTGCGGCCAGCGGTTCGATCAGTTCGGCGACCGGAGGCGGCGGGGGCACCGGCTTCGGCGGAGGCGGCGGCGGCTTCGGCACCGAAAGCCGATCGGACTTCACCAGCGGCTGCTCGACGAGCAACGACACCGGCGCCGGCTTGGCGGCGGATGGCTTTGCCGCATATCCGCGCAGCGACACCGTCACCAACAACACCGCGATGGCGGCGACGGTCACGGCATAGATCGCCCTCATAGCGGCAGCTCCGTGTGGGCGGCGTATTCCGCGGCTATCTCGTCCATCATGGCAATCTCGCGATTGGCCTGCTCCTGCGTCATGCGCCCCTTGGCGATGCTGTTGGGGTAGACCCTTCGCCGCCAAGCCGCCTCGCGCAGCGCGCACTTGGCCTTTTCCTCGTCGGTGAAACGCGGTTCATCGTCAGCATCAGGTTTTCTCTGCGGCATGGGCTCACCCTGTAGCTCTGGCTCGGTCGTCTTCCATTTGTCGTAGTTCGTCATGCGTAGATCGAGTTGGTTCGTATCCATTCCGGCTTTGGCAAATGCGTCCTTGAACGCAGTCATTTCGATTCCTCCGGGAACGTCGGCATTGGCGCGCCGTCGAAACCGGCTTCCCAGGCGCTTGCCTCGCGCGAATGCTCCGGGTCGCGGTATTCGGGCGGCATGCCTTTGCGCGGGCGGGCGAGCTCGCGCCAGGCCACGCCGCGCTTATAGGCAACCTCGACAACGCCACCGCGGGCGGTCGGCGCAGGGCGAGGTGGATTGGGTGTGGCCTCGCCCTGCGCCTCGCCGGCCGCCTCCGGTCCTGACTCCATGGGCGGCGGCGTAGCGCTTGCTGTCGATGCAGCCGGCGGCGCTTGCTCGATCGGCGGGAAGGTTTCTTCGACAGACGCCATGCCGTCCGCAACGCTTTTCATCATCGCAATCACCTGGGCGATGTCCGGCGCGAGCCAATCCTTGGCGGCACGGCCGATGACGCGCTCGACGCGGTTCAGCTCGACCGGGATGCGCGCGAGGCCGTCGACGACGCGTTGGCGGTAGCCGGCCAAGTCTTTGCCAATCTTATCGACCAGCGAATTGCGCGCGTGCTCGAAAGCATAGTCAGCGTAAATCTGCAGGCTGTTGACGATGCAGTTGCGGATCGCCTTCGATTGCCCGATTTGGTAGGTCTGATCGAGACTGCGATCGGCGTCCTTGGTCTTGATCGAAGTCTGCGACTTGCGCTGCCGGTAGGCGCGCTCCATCGAAAAGCCGGTCTCGATGTCGGTGAAGCGGGCGTAGAACGTCCAACTGTCGCCGTTGTCGATCTCGCGGACTTCGTTGACGTTGTTGCCGAAGATGCGCGCCACGTCATTAGCGAGCTTGATGCTCGGCCCTTCGATGTAATCAGTGCGGCCGTCCTTCGACTTGACCGGGAAGCGGTAAAACCAGTCCGTGCCGGCTGCCGCGGCGAGCGCGGAGAGCTTCTGCAATATTTTCGCGTCGTCACGGTAGACCGCGACGTGTTGCGCGCCGATGACGCGATCGGCAAGCCCGGTGGTCGGCCGCACCAGGCTGTGGCCGGACGGGATGGGCTGCTGGAGTTGGCCGCCGGCATTGGCGAATTGCGCAAGCGCGCCGCGGCGGTCTTCGATGTCGGGGTTGGTCATCTAACAAATCTCCTTTGGGTTAAGAGTGCGCGCCCGACCCAAACACTGGCGAAACAGGCCGGGCGCGCAGGCGGTCGCATTGCAGCGGACCCGAGATACTCATCGGTAACGTTGCGACCGCTTTCGGAATTCACGAGCGCGCCTCCTTGAGGATGCGAAAAACGCGATAGCTGGAGGGCTCGACAACGTACCCTTTGCGCTGTTGTTGCTTCCACGACAGCCGGCGACCGTCAGCGAGGCGGCCAAACGTCGCCTCGCCGAGTTTGCCGGTCAGTTCGGTCTTGAGGGCCTTCTCGGTCTTTTCGAGCCGGCCGAGCGCTGCCTGGGTTTCGATCAGTTCGTCGACCGCGACGAACGCGCGGTTGTCGGTCGTCAGATCGATCTCGCTGCCGTCGTCCTGCGGAAAGAGTTGCTTGATCAGCGCCTCGTCGCGCTGCGGCTCGAAGTCGGGCATGATTCCGGGATCGAGATGGTCGCGCCAGAAGGCGGCAACGTCATAGCGGATGCGATCCTCGAGGATTGGGTCAGGCTCGATGTCGAATAAGCGAAACGACCAGTCGTATTCGCCGTTTACCAGCACCGCGAGCACGGCCCACGGGCAGCGATCCGCGTTGAGCATGCGCTCGCATACGGTCTGTAGCCGGAAATGCGCCGGCGGCGACGCTGGCCCGTCGAATGGTCCGTCGGGATCTTCGAGCCATTTCTGCCGATAGACCGAGCGCGACACGACCTTGGCCTGGACGAGGCCGAAGCCTTCCCGATCGGGCGCGGTCGCGAAGCCGTCCGGTGTGCAGGCGATCCGCGCGTCGCGATCGACCACATGGATGCGGGCGCGCTGCACGTCCCATTCGGGCCGCTCGTCGGCGAGCGCCTGGAACACCGCCGATTCTCCCCAACGGCCGCGGCGCAGCACGCCGCTATCAACCATCGGCGGGCGCAGGCCCTTCTTTTCCGCGTAGAGCTCGGCCAGCGAGCCGTAAGCCGCGACGCCGCAGACGGTGGCGACTTCGCTGGCACCGATGTACTGGCGGCGGGCCTCGAGCCAGTCGTAGTCGGCGGTGATCTCGACGCGCTCGATCGGTTTCATCAGGCTCCCCGTGTGGTAGGGGAGCACATTACCAAATCGGTAATTGCCGTCAACTGTTATCTTACCAATGCGGTAAATACTATTTTTCGGTCGATGTCTCTTCCTCAAGAATTAATCGAATCAAGCGCATAGCCTTGGTGGCCGGATGCATCCATAGGCATCCTGGCCATATTCCTAACGCCTTAGCGACCTGGGCTTGTTTCAATGGATTGAGGCGGGTCGGTGATTCCTGCCATCGCCACACAGTTGTGTATGAAACCCCGAGCCGCCTAGCCAATTCATTACCGTCGACTTTTAGTTCTTCCATCCACTCGGCCAGAAATAGCGGGCCCGTAGAGCGAGCTGCCGATTGGGTTTTTCGTTTCTTTGCCATGCCGGCAATTATGCCTCCCACGACCATTGCCGGCTTTCACCAACTCGGTAAGAAAACGCTTGACGGCCAATTACCGACTCGGTAATTTTGTGCCAATGAAACAAGTACATCCCCTTCGGGCTTACCGGGAACGGCAAGACCCTCCGCTGAATCGCCGTCAGCTTGCGGACTTGTTGGGCGTATCGACTGCATCCGTATCCAGATGGGAAGCAGGCGAGCGGAAGCCGGACGAGGAAGTGCTTCTGCGGATTGTGAAAAAGACAGGCATTCCGGCGAGCGTGCTTCGACCGGATTTGGCTGAATTGTTGCGCATCCCTGCATCGCTCAACTGAGCCGACAAACTCTTTAACGAGAGGCACTGATTTTCCATGCGCAGAGCATTGCAGCGCGACGTTGGGAGTTTTCCCAATTTCCTTGGGAGGCCTAATTGACCGACGTTTCCGCATCTCTGCGCGAGTTATCGGAGCCATGGGCGCGTGGCGACAAGATCAAGGCGGCGATCGCCAGAGCGGCCCGTGCCGCCGGCCTTTCGTACTGGCGCGCATTCGACATTTGGTACGGCAAGGCCCGCCGGATCGAGCCAGCCGAAGCCGCCCGCATCGCAGCCGCGCTCCAGCGCAAATCCGATGAGCACGCCCGCAATGAACTTCATGAACTCCGCACGCGGCTCCTCCGGCTCGAGTCCCTACTCATTCAGACGGACCCGGACTTTCATCGCCCGACTATTGATCAAACTCGGGAAGCGCTGCGCGACATGGGCCGTAGTGATCGCGCCCTGGCTCGGAAACGATGAAGACCTGCATCGACGATGAGAGCGCGACATGGATTGCCCGACGTGCCCGCGCTGCCACCAACCGATCCGCCGTGAGCGGTTCGGCGTCTATCTGCCTGAGCTCAAGGGCCGCATCGTCGACGCGATCGCGGCGGCCGGCGACATCGGGATCGGCGTCGACGACCTGATCGCGACCGTCTGGGGCACGGGCGGCAGCAACCGCAACACCGTCAAGTCGCACATCCAGCAACTCAACGAGCTGCTCGCTGGCAGCGGCGTGCGGATAAGCCGCGAGGGCTGCCGGTACCAGCCGGGGCATTACGTCATCACGCGCAGCAAGAGGGCAGCGGCATGAGAAAACAAGCAAAGCTGCTCGCGAATTTCCTTGGCGCGACCAAGGAACTCACGAGCGAATACGCCGAACTGGCTGGCATTACGCCGAAAGAATTAGAACAAATAGGAAATGCTGTAACGAAAATCAAAAGCGCCGACGAACGTAAAGCACTTGCGAAGATGCTGGCCGCGAAAGGCCTAACCACTCGCCAGATTGCAGACCTGACGGGCTGGTCGCATGAGACGATTGCCGCTGATCTACGCCCTCGTCAGAAATCTGACGAAAACCGTCAGAAGTCTGACAGCACGAGCGCCGGCTCTCCCACCGCTCGTGCCCGCAATGATGAGCGAGCGGCAGAAGTCGCGGCGGAGGTCGAGGGCGAGGGAGTGACACCGGAACCGCAGGAAAAATACCGCATCATCTATGCCGATCCGCCCTGGTCTTATGGCGACACGACTCTGGTGCCGCATCGGATGGGGTTGCCGGCTGGCGATGCGCGCGAGCACTACCCGACAATGGAGCTTTCCGCAATCTGCGCGTTGCCCGTCAACCATTGGGTAGAAGACAATGCGGTGCTTTTCCTCTGGGCGACGTCGCCGATGCTGCAGGAAGCACTCCAGGTCGTGAATGCCTGGGGCTTCGAATACAAGGCGTCATTCGTGTGGGACAAGATCAAGCACAACATGGGGCACTACAATTCGGTGCGCCACGAGGTGCTTTTGGTCTGCACGCGCGGCTCCTGCCAGCCAGACAAGCAACAGCTCTTCGACAGCGTGCAGAGCATCGAGCGCAGCGACAAGCATAGCCAGAAGCCAGTCGAATTCTACGACATCATCGAGACGCTCTACACGCATGGCCGAAAGCTCGAAATGTTTACGCGCCGCAAACGTGACGGATGGGACGTCTACGGTCATGTGGCCGAATTGAACGACGAGGCCGCGGAATGAAGCTCGCGACTCTTAGTAAGCGTGGCACGGATATTGTTGCTGCGGGCTTGAAGCTCTCGCGGCGGTTCACTCGTGCCGATCTTGCCGAGGAATATGGAAGGGCTCGGCTCGCTCGCGATGGCCAATTGCCGCAACATTGGAAGCAGGGCATCAGCAACGAGTTGCAGCGGCTCGGCAGCGGCTTCTCGCGATTTCACCAGGAGGGGCGGCGGGTTGATCTAATAACGCGCGTCGGATCTGGTAAGTATTGTTTCCGTGATGAAGTCAGGCCGAAGCTAATCCAAGCCGCAAACGAACGCGCAAATCTATTCACATGTCAGAACGTGCTCGTTCTACCGATCGAGGCCGATGATGTTGCCGGCGAGCCGACGAGCCATTCGATCGGCGTCTACGCGCACCAGAAGATCATGGCACTGATGCAAAGCAGAGATTACGAAACGAAGGACACATCAACTGGTCGTTCATACGATTTCACCTTCTGTGGCCGCAACCGTTTTCATTCGCCACAAATCATGGAATGCAAAGGAACACGTCTAGCCGATGGGGATTTTTCTGTGACGCCAAACGAGGTGACCGTGATGGCTCTCAACCCAACAAATTATTGGTTGGGTGTTGTTTATTCCATCGATATTACGAATGGGATTGCATCCGGGGGAACAGCATTCATCACATCACCACTAGTCCTTGCCAAATGGCAGTTCACGAAAACCTTCCGATTACGGCGCATGCCCGATGCGCGGGAACAAGAGATTGGACAAGGGCGATTGCTATGAGCGACGACAAATGGCAACCATAAAAAAGGGAATCCTGGTTCCTGCCCCGCAATGGTGGAAGCACCTGCGCAAGTGGAAGCGCGTGTTCTGGAAGCGTCATCGCAAGGCCGAGCGGAACGAGGCGCGCTCATGACCAAGCTCGGCAAGCGGCTGATCAAGGCCGCAGATGAAGCTCTCGTCATCGCACGCGGCGAAGCCAGCGCGCGGCAACTCAATCTGTTCCGTGGCAAGCGTCAGCGCGGCGAGCGGGTCGACGTCTCGCCGTCTGAATTCCAACTGCAATGCGAGGTGGCGGATCTGCTGCGGCGCTGCGCCAAACCGACGTGGCTGTGGACCCACCTTCCTTTCGGCGAGGCGCGGCCGGCGGAATTCCGCAACGGGGTGCGGGTGAGTTACGCGGGCGAGCGGCTGAAGCGGATGGGCGTGCGGCCGGGGTGGCCGGATTTCATTTTCCTGGCGCCGAAGGACGCTGATCATCCGGTCCACTTCCTCGAGCTCAAGCGCAAGCGCGGGCGCATGTCGGAGCATCAGGCCGGCTTCGCGCTGTGGTGCATGCTCAACGGCATTCCGCACGCCGTCGTGGACAACGTCGCGGCTGCCGTCGCGGTGCTCGAGCGGTGGGACGTGTGGCGCCTCAAGCCGGAGGTGCAATGATGTTTAAGCCACCAGAACCGATCGAAGACGGCAACGGCGCCAAGGAAGCGTTGCAGCGATATTTTGCCTCGCATTTTGACACGGCCGAAGACACCGATGACGCCGTGACGCACCTGTTGGCATGGCTGTGGGACCAGGGGTTTGTTGTTGTTCCATTGTCCGATGAGCGAGCTTTGGAAACGTTGAAAAAGCTGTTTCGCGCCGGGAGGGACTTAATTCCCGGGGCAAAAAGATGAGGCGCAACCAGTGTCGAAGAAACCCAGTCTCGAGAAGCCGGCCCGGAAGGATGTGGGGACAAGTCCCTCGGCGAGCGCGGTCAATGAGGCGGTCCACGTCGCCTTCAATCAAAAGGGCACCCCCGACGCGATCGACATCATCGCGGACCAGAGCGGCGAGGAACTGCGGTCGCTTGGGGATAAGCTGCGCCTGCAGCGCGGCATCCTGGCCGAGCGGCGGGCGCAGGTGCAGCACGTCGTCAACGCGCTCGATGCGCAGATCGAGGTTCTGGATCGCGCGGTTGCCCTGATCGAGGCCAACTGACCGTGGGCTGGAGACGCTATGTCGGGCCGGCAAAAAGTGGCACCGATCCTGGTCCTGCGCGCGCGGGCGGAAGCGCGCGCCCTGCTCTACGGCTGCAATGAATTCGACTACGGCGCGGCGACCGATCCGCTGCTGCAATACGCGTTCAAGGCCGGGCTCATCGACCTGCTGGGCATCTCGGCCTGCGAGGCCATCATCTGCAATCCGTTCGCTAGGTATTTCCCCGTATGACCATCGAGGACCGCTTCCGGGAAGGCTTGGCGAACTGGCGGGCGGTGCTGGCCAGCCTGGGCGAGGGCGACATCGAGGCCTGCGCCAAGGCGTTCGACGAGGCCGCCAAGGATGCCGCCGGCTACGTCGCGGGCGGGCTCCCCATGGCCACCGCAATCGATGCCCTCTACGAGATGGCGCAGGCCCACGGGCTGGTCGCTGCGTTGGGCGAGGACGGGCTGCAGACCCGGATCGCGGCCGCCTTCGCCGAGGTCCCGCGGCCGCCCGGGATGCCACCCAACGGACCCGCCGCGGGGAGCAATGGCCCGGCCGGCCCCGCCCACAAGCCCAACGGGCCGGTGGCGACCGATCTGCCGGTGGTGTTCCCGTTTCCGATCGACGGCACGAAGCTGCCGCGGCGGCCGTGGCTGGTGCCGGGCCTGCTGCTGCGGCGCCAGGTCACCCTGATGGTGGCGCCGCCGGGCAGCGGCAAGAGCCTGCTGACGCTGCAACTGGCGATGCTGTGCGTGTCCGGAATGACCAGCTGGGCGGGCTGGCGGCCGCGCGGCCGCTACCGGGTGCTGATCATCAATGTCGAGGAGGACGCGGAGGAAATGAGCCGGCGGCTGTGCGCCGCGGCGGAGGTGATGGGGTTGGACCAGGTGGATTTGCAGGGCCGTGTGGTGCTGGCGAAGGCGGCGTCGATCGTGGTCGCCATCGCCGACAGCCGCACCAAGACCGTCACCGCGACACCGATGCTGGAGCGGGTCGTGCGCGCGCTGATGACCCTGCAGATCGACATCGTGGTGGTCGACCCGTTTGCGGAGACGTTCGCCGGCGACGAGAACTCCAATTCCGAATTGAAGTGGGCGGCAGTGCTGTGGCGGGAGGTGGCGCGGCGCACCAACGCGGCCGTGATGCTGGTCCACCACACCAAGAAATACGCGCAGAACATGGCCGGCGATCCCGACGCCAGCCGCGGCGGCGGTTCCCTGGCCGGGGTGGCGCGCATCGTCGCCACGCTGTTCCCGATGACACGCGAGGAGGCGACCGCCTTCGAGATCGATCCCGACACCCACAATCACTACCTGCGCTTCGACGACGCCAAGGCCAATCTCAGCCTGATGAGCGCGGCCGCCCGCTGGTTCCAGAAACAGTCCCGCACCCTCAACAATGCCGGCGATGGCGAGCCGGCCGACGAGGTCGGCGTGCTGGTGCCATTCCTGCCCCCCAACATCTTCGACGCCATGACCACCGACGTGGCCAAGGCCATCCTCGACGAGCTCGAGGCCGGCGGCAAAGACGACGATGGCGGGTCGACCGGCGAGCCCTTCACGCTGCGCAAGACCAAGCGTTGGGCGGTCCCGGTGCTGCAGCAATACCTGCAATGCTCCGAACAGGATGGCCGCAAGATCCTCGACAAATGGATCAAGAACGGCGTGCTGGAGGAGGCGGATACCTACGTCAAGTCAGCAAAAAAGCGGCGCGTCGGCCTACACGTCAAGGCGAGGCCGGGCGACCTGATCGAGGTGGGCGTATGACAACCCCGGAGCATAATGGAGCGCAATTAATTATGCTCCATTACGCTCCATTACGCTCCGCTCTCCATTTTTTATGCACGAAATGTTCGACAGGATCCCACCCGAGGTCACCGGATTGCAACCGATCGAGGTGAAAATGCATTCTTCAGTTGTGGGCAAAAACACCGCCGTAGTTTTGATTTTGAAATCGGCGGTCAAATAGCGGGTGGGGCCAAATTCGGCGGCGAAACACCCGCGCTTTTTTTCCTCGTATTCCCCTACGGGAAAATCGGCGAAAAGGCGGCGCCGCATTTTTCCGCCGCCGTTTCACTAAGGCGAAAAAAGTGCGGCGGGCCGTGCCAGGGGGAATACGAGGAAAATAACCGCGCAAGCGCCCCAACCAATCCAGTTGTATTTTGTGCAGTGCAGCATAAGGGTTTTCGGGGGCCAGATATGAAAAGGGCACTGAGATAGACGATCGAGGGGGGTGGCCTGGCCAGCGTCCCCCCGGGGCGGCGGGGGGTGTACCGGGGCGGCGGCGATCGGGATCGAGCTGGAAGGAAAGCGCAGCTCTCCGCAACAAAATTGCGCGTGGGGGTGCGAGGATGTTCGTTGGCGCGAGCTGTGCTACCATAGGCGCAGCCGAGCGGCGTTGAAGGCGCCGCCCGGCCACTTGGCAAAGCAACCTGGATTGGAGGTCACCATGCCCATCGATGATATTGGACCGAATTCGTTATCAGAAGCCTTCATCGTCCGGCATTCGGACGGCTCGACGGAAGGCCGGCATCCGGACGACCTGGCGCTTGAAGTCCTAGGGCAAGCGCATCAAAAACGCTCGATCATGGCAGTTATCCGGGCGAAATGCCTAGACTGCTGCTGCTACCAGCAATCCGAGGTCCGGCGCTGCACGGCTGTCCACTGCCCGTTATGGCCGTATAGGATGGGGACAAATCCATTTCACGGCGCCCGGGGCAAGGAAGTAGCCCCCGGAGCATTCATCCGAAAAACTCCTGTTAAAGACGGGGGAGATTGAACCTCGCCGCAGTCGTAGACGGTCCGGAACCATACTCCAAACCTCGATCCCAGCGCACCCCACTACCACAACGTAATGATATCAGCGGCTTAGGTGCTCGCGGCCCTCACGCGTGCAGTGCGCACCGCGCGGATTGTCCTTCGCCAAGGCGGAACGGACTTTTGCTCATATTAAGCAAATCCCTCCTCCGTAGCCCACCCGGAACCACGGACTTTTCCCGGCCCGCCGGCGCGATGGCACAAATCGAGAGCGGCCCTACGCAACAATCTTTCTTGTTCGTGTGCGGAAATGTGCGGATCTTTCCGGTTAATCTGGGATATAATCTGATCATGACATGGAATGGGAAGATGCTTCCTTTGCCGCCGGCTTCCTTGCTGCGAATTCTATTCGACTATGACAAGGAAACCGGCTTGCTCACCTGGAGAATCCGCGGGCCTCGCATTCGGCCTGGCATGGAAGCTGGGTGGCGTAGCAAGCGTTGGGGCTATCGCAGCGTTACAATTGAATATGAGGAATATCGCGTACATCGCATCATCTGGAAAATGGTAACCGGGCGCGACCCTGATCCTGAACTAGATCACATCAACCGGATTCGTGATGACAATCGATGGAGTAACCTACGAGAGTGTAATCATTCACAGAACTGTGTGAATAAATCCGCTCATGGCTACATTGGGCAGCCCCGCGCGAGTGGCAAATTCGCAGCGCGTCCAAAATGACGAAATGTGCGGATATGTGCCAATCTTTACGGTTGTGCATTTGTGTTTGTTTGATAGATTGTTGATTGCAAGCCCGAATGGCTCGGGCGCAAAGCGAGGATCAGGACAATGCGCTTTAGGATAGCTTTTTGTTACCACGGCCGGGACTACCATGAAGGTTACATGCTGGCACCGCGAGGATGCTCATCGAGCTTTGATGCCGAGCAATGGTTTCTCGTCAACTACTGCAGCAAGGGTTTGCTCTACACTCTCGCATGCGCTTGCGAGGTGCAATCATGATCAGCAAGGCCCGCACCATTCAATGTTCTGACAATGGCGATGATTTCACGGTTGATGTCCTCTTCGAGGATGACAGCTTGGAAGCGGACAGCCATTTCTCTGGCAAAGGCCGCAGGGTCAAAGCGGAGCGTCGCGCAGAGGTGCTCGCCAAGCTTCACGGCTGCGACTGGGTCACCAACTACTGAACAGGTCGAAACGGCCCCAGGGCCGTCTGGCGGTTAGGCCGTCACTGACGAGACCAGACGAACGAACCAGGGCGCTTTGGCGAGTGTCCGACAACATAGCGAGGACGAAGACTATGATTAATCAAGAAGACAAATTTGATGATGCTTGCGACGATGCAACACATGCTGTCATAGCGGCATTTGAATGGCTGCCGCTATTGCCAAAAGACGAAAAATTATCGGCTCTTATGTATCGAATAAACGACGCCATTACCGCAATTATGGCGGATTTCAAATAACGGATTGATTGCAGCGCATGCCGCTCCATGGGGGCGGCATGGTCGGCGATCATGCCGGGACATCTTGGCGGATGTCCAACAACATAAGCGAGGACGAACGATGACTACCTTAACGAAGCTCGACATTACTGCATTGCGCAAGTGCGACGACATTTGCGTGCATCTGAACAGCAAGAGCCCGGACGGCCTGGTGCGCGCGATCAAGCGCAAGGGTTATGGCAACCCCGATCCGTTTGCGACGGACATAGAGCACAATGTCACGGCTAAGGTGGAGATTGATACCTCGCGCGGGCGCGAAGCGATGAAAGCCGGCGACGTGCAATGCTTTGCGATGATCGGTGTCTATCACTCGCAGCATACTAGCGCGTCGTGCATCCTCAAGACATTGCGCGCCGATGACGAGATCACATTCCGATTTTATCCGGACGCCCACACGAACGGATATGTCGCGATGGGCGGGTTACATGCCGATGCGCTCTACTTGGACGTTCGGCGCGAGGGCAAGGTCATTGCGCGCTGGGAACTGGATATATCGATCACGCCGGCCAATTCCGCTCGCATGTGTCGCGGGGTTCCAAATGCTGAGAGCTATGCGCGCGATGCCAGCGAAGCACGGCAGGTAGCGTAAGGCGTGATTGCAGTTGATGGGCGCTCCATTGCGGGCGCCTATCGGCGGCAATCAAGCCGGCCCTCTTTGGCGAGAGGGAAACACAGCGAGGACGAAGAACCATGTCTGCTTTCGTAGTCTCCCACGACCATATCGACGCGCTGCTTTCGTTTGCTAAGGACAAGCGGATGAAAGACCAGCTCGGCTATTTTATCCAGCCTAGCAAGGCTGGATTGTTTGATTGGACCGACATCGGCCGCGTTCTACTAGCGGAGAACGAGCGCTCGGTCTGCCATCGTTACCCGGATTGTGGGCCTGGCAACATGCCGGGCAAGATCGGTGAGGACGCGAGCGCCTATGCGTTCCGGTATTTCGAGCCGTTCGTCCACATGCAGCACACGAAGCGCTGCGTTTGGGTAATCAAGAATTGCGATTGCTTCGACTATCAGGCTTGCGAGACCGACGATTATAGGCAGACGGTCGCGCACCGGATAATTGCGGCAATCCGCGCGGCGGCAATCCGCGGCTTGCCCGATTACGAGACCGCGCCCTGGGGGATAGATCGCGGTCGATCGGCGGCATAAGGACGAAACCGGGCACTTTGTTGTGCCCGGTCGCGCCGTGATGCGGCGCCTGACGAGTCCAGATGACCCAGCTCAATGCGAGGACGAGGACAATGCCTAGCAAATCTGAATTGAAGCACATAGACCGCGCGCACGACAAAGTAACCAAGCTCGATCGAATCATTGCGCTGGCGCAGCAAGACGCGGACCGCACCGGCAAGACGCTACTGATATTCAATCTCAACCCCTACTCGCCGCTGTACGTCATCCGCAATTTTACGGTTGCCGGCGCCAACAGCCGCGAGCTTGTGCGCGTGGTGACGCCGGGAGGTGTGTCATGATGGTAAAGATTTACGATTACGACAACAACGACAACGAAACATTGCGCGGTCAATGTGATTTGCGCGACTGCTTCCCAGACGCTGCAGAGCATCGTGACCCTGAATACTTCCATGCTCTTTCTGAGTTGACCAAGGCCGGCCGCTATTGGGTTGGCGGTGGCGCCGGGCCGCTTGTGCTGTTGATGGCGGTGCGATCATGAAAACAGATCAAGGCCCACCGACGCAGGCCGAGGTTGAGGCCATCTCGCGCGAGCTGACCGAGGCGCACCCGGGACGCTCTTCCACCACCGCCGACCTATGCCACCGCGCCGCTGTCATGATCGCGCGGCTCGAGCGGGCCTGGCTGGAGGCTCGCGACCACAAGGACGAAACGGGGAACTGATCTCCCCGTCCTGCCGTGACGCGGCAGCTGATGAGTCCAGTAGACCCAACCGCCGCATGGCGCGGCACATAGCAAGGACCAACGAACATGATGAAACGATTATTGCTTGCAAGCACGCTGCTGTTGCCTGTTGCGGCGCATGCGACCCCGCTGGACCAGGCGAACACGCTCGCCTTTATAAAGGAGGCAATGGCAACTTGTCTGGCGGGAATGAACAACAACAACGCTTATTGCAGTTGTTACGTCCTCGCCGCCGCCAACCGGAGCACGATGGAGGACGGCACATACTTCATCGCAAACGGAAAACTTCCGGCCGATTACGTCGAGCGCGTTGCCAAGCCATCAATAGCGGATTGCCTGAAGCCACCCGTATCCGACAAAAATTGGTGGCAAGTCTGGTAAACGGCGGGGCGGGCCGGCGGGATTGGCGTCCCGGCCGGCCCTATCCTTCCGCGGGCTAGGCTGCCGCGAGGACCGAAGCAGCCGGCCCGGCGGACGGAATGATTAAACATTAACAGAGGCCGCCGCTCTTGCGCCATATGGCGCTGTGCGCAATATTACCGGAACCGGGGCGGCCTTGGCGGGCGCCCGCAACAAGCGAGGACGATAAAACAATGACTGATGATGTCCTGGACTTCTTGCGCGAACGATTTGCGCGTGTGGATAGGCGATTCGACGACATTGAAAAACGGATGGACAGCATCGAACACAATGTGCGCGAGCTTTCCTATGGACAGACGGTGCTGACCGAGATGGTGTTGCGGCTCGCCCGCGACATGGTGCAGATGAAGGACATGCTGGGCCGCCTGGACAACCGGCTCGCGCGCTTGGAGACGGCGACGGCGCCTTGAAGGACGAAACCGGCGGCTACTAGGCCTTGCCGGTCGCACCGTGAATGCGGTGCCTGACGAGTCCAGTTCCGACTCTAACGAACGCCGCATTGGCGCGGCGCACAAGCGAGGACGAAACCATGAGAACTATCCTTACCGTGCTGTCGATTGTTGCTGGTCTTGCTGCGGCTACGGCGCCGGCGCACGCCGATTGCCGCTGGGAATGGAACGGCAATGGCTGGCAGCAAATCTGCCGCTGATTGACGTTTCGCCTCCGCGCATCCTCCGGGGTGCGCGGCACGAAACGCCAAGGAGCACTAACTCGAATGACCGTCATGATGGCAAAGCTCTACGCTGCATTGCGGGCCGGCAACGTGCCGGACGAGATAGCGCGCGCCGCTGCCGAAGAGGCCGCCGGCTATGAAAACCGGGCCGGCAAGATCGAAACTGATCTGACGGTCTTGAAATGGATGGTCGGCACCAACATGGCGATGACAAGCGCAATCCTGTTCAAGATGTTTGCTTGAAAGTGCCCAGAGGACCAAATGCCAGACATCGATCCAATTGACGCGCGCGAGCAGACCGTTCGCATCGACAAGATGCTGACGGAGATCCATCGCAACTTTGCCGAATCGGATCGCCGACACCAGGAAATGCGCCATGCGCCGTGGCAAGTTCGGGACTATGTCCCCGCATTTGCCGGCATGACCGCAGGCGCCGCGCTGTTGGCGGCCGGCGTCGCGCTCGGCGCCACAATCGTAAAACTGTTTGGGTGACCGAAATGAAATACGAGGACGACCTCTCGGAAGTTGAACTCTTTGAATTAGAGCTCTCGCAAGCGTATGCGGCAGAAGAGCATGAACGCAACCGCACCAATCTGTATGCAGTTCTCACCGTGCTTCTGCTGCTCTTGTCGCCGCTCTTGCTGTGGGCATGGCCCGTTATTGCACCGATTGCATTTGTCGGCTGCATGATCGCGTCATCGCGAAGAACCTCGATCAAATGACCGCCGAAATCGAGCGGCTGCGCGCCGAACGCGATGACCTGATGAAGGCCAACGCGCTGTTGCACGCGCTGATCGGCAACCGCGAGGCCGAGATCGAACGGCTTAAGACTGACAAAGACGTGCTCCACTACTCGCAGGAGCGCAATGCCGCTTACGAGCGTGATATTGCTGCGCTGGAGGCCGAGATCGAACGGCTGCGGATCGACTTGGCCACCTATAGCAAAGAAACAGAGGCGACCGAAAACCGCATTATCGATGCGGAGTTCAAAGCACAAGAGTTGAAGGCCGAGATCAGGCAGCTGTGGGCGGTGATCAAGGGCTTCGTAAAATACACCCTTGAGCAGAAATCCCCACCCTAGACTTACTTCTCCCGGCGCAGGAATGCCGGTATGTCCGGCAGCTCGAACGGAGCGACAGCCGCCTTGGAGGGCTTCGCGGCTGGCTCGGGTGGCAGTTGCGGCCTCGGCTTCTCGGCTGGCGCCATGGCCACCGGGGTGACCTGGGTGACCGGGATGTTGAGCGGATTGGGATTGCGAACCGGGCTCCCCCGCTTGTGCTGCGGTATGACTACCGGCGCCTCGGGGTTAAGTTCGTTATGCCGGCCGACCCAATTGCGGATCGTCTGCTTCGGTATCCCGAATTGATCCGCAAGCTCGGCCGGATGCTTCCCGGAGCGGACCAATTCCACGACTTGCCGCTTGAATGCCGGCCAGCCGATCTTCGGCCGCCGCACCTGCCGCACCCCCAGCTCGGCCCGTCTTTTCTCGTCGGCGGTCGGCGGCTTCTTGTGCCGGGCATCGCGGCAGAAGCCATGCACCTGCTCGCGGTAGCCGCCCGCCGTTATGCCGTGGATGCGGTGCGACGACCACCCGAGCTCGATCATGATCTTGGTCAGCCGCTGGTAGTGCTCGTTCTTGCGCTTGCCCATCGGCACCTTGAGGATGTCGAGCAACGACTGCGCCGTGACCCGCTCGATCCCGTCATGATCGACCACCCCCTTGGCCCGCTCGAGGATCGGCACCCAGACGTCGGCGTTGCGGTTCTCCAGCCGCACCTTCTCGGAATCAAGCCGCTCCAGCCACGACAACGGAAAGTTCGGGACTAGGTCGTCGCCTTGCTGTGCATCGCTCATTAGTCACAACCTGAATAGTTGATGCCATTTGTCGCGGTGCTCATCCCCCGGCGCGGGCTCGACGCGTTCGTTCGAGCCCGCTGTGCCCCACGTCGCTAGATAACGGTCCAGCTCGGACGGCGGGATAACCAAAACATTGTTGTAGGGAACCGCGCGGATTTCGCCGTTTCTGACCGCGTTGCGGATCCCGCTCGACGTCTGATCTACCTCGCGGGCGAACTGAGAGATCGTGTAGCCGGGCCGCCGGGGGGGCCGACGTTTGCGCGGTCGCATTGCCGCCTCCTCGCTCAGTTAGCCGTTGACTCAGGTCCACCCAGCCGCCGATACCTGCCGCTCAACGGGCCGCTTGCGTGGCACCAGTCGGCGGGCATATTCTTGCACAAGGTTCCTATTCTGGGCCACCAAACACACATATTGCAAGCAATCGACCACGTGCGAGTAGCCCTCGGCGTCGAACTTCTCCGGGATTGCCCGCAAGCTCCCTTCCCGGTGGCGCTTGAAACGATAGCCGCCGCTCATGGCGCGGACCAGCATAGGGCAGCCGCGCCCGTTGATCACCAGCGATGGGCCGCCATTGGTTTGCCGCCCAAGCATAGTCTCCACAGCGCGCAACCGAGCGTCAATGTCGTTGGTGGGAGCCGGAAAAGCCGGCAAACCCATGCGCTTCAAGGCATCAAAGCTGGTTTCTTCCGCGATGGTTCCCTTGGCCACACCCGCCGGATCGCCAACAATCATCACCTTCGCGCCGGCAAACTTGTTGCTGAACAGTCGTGGCCGTATTCTTTCCTCGACCTGCTTTTCCAGGCCGATATTGATTGCCGGAATTTCCTCGTGAACCAGCAGCCGCCCCTGATGATCGACCTGGCAGACCAGGCTCCAAGGATTGCGTCCGAAGTCTATCCCTACAAGGAGGCTGTAACCTGGTATGCAAAAAGTATCGTCCACCACGTGGAAAGAAGTCCGGAACGTCGCCTTGAACACCGCCTCCCCGCTGGGGTCATCGGCATATTCGGCATAGACGTAGCGCCGAACCCAAGGGTGGTCGGAGCCGTAAAGCTCGAGGAACCGCTCGTAATACCTGCGCCCCTGCGCCAGCCGGTCGGGATGGTTGATCGGTAGCTTCGACGTCTCCTCGGTCTGCAGCAAATGATTTAGATTTTCCGCGTTGGGCGCCATCCCGGACGGTTGGCGGAAAATCTGAAAGTCCGCCGGCGGATCAACCATCAACTTGTGCCAATCTGTCAGAAGCTGCGGCATGTTGGTGTCAGCAATTATTCCATAGAAGGTCGGTGAACCTCGGTTGCCGGAAGGATAGCGCCCGATGCGTCCGGAGATTGGGGCAATCACATTAACATCGCACTCAATTGCTTCGCTGATCCAACACATCGTGAGCTGCATGCTGAGCAGTCGCGCCTGGTCTGCCGCATCTTCCAGCGGGATCAAAATCCACTCGCTCTTTACGTCGCCGAAGTCCAGGTAGAACGTGTTCTCGCTCACCTTAAATTCCCCAAGCCCCGCCAACCAGGTCACGCAATCCTTGAGTACAGTATCTTTGAGCTGTCGAAGCGTCTGTCTCACTATAGCGACGCGAGAATACCGACACCCGTCCGGGGCCTTGGCTTGCGCCATGCATCGGCGCAGCAGTTCTATGACGCAAGCGGTCGTCTTTCCACTGCCCACAGGGCCGGCGGCGATACGGCCGAAAGCGTTGGACTTCATGAACCGGGAGAGCGTCGGCGGCGCCATGTAGGTCAGGCTCATTGCATCGTTCCGTGAAACTGGAAACCTGCTGGCACGAAGAAACACGTTGCCTGGTCCAGTACCCAGCCTTCCGGTACTGCGCGGCCTTCGCCGACGACCTCATATAGCGGAATGCCGCCGATGGCTTTGATGGCCTCTACCCGGCGCATTTCATACGCCAGAATTTCAGCAATCGCTTCGACAGTCAGGTCCAAGCTCATTCCTTGCCGATGCCGGGGAACTTGGCCTTCACCTTGGCCCGCACCCTGGCCTTCTGCGCGCTCGAGCCGTGCTTACTGACCATCGCCAAGGCTAGCCTGGCGTGATTTTTGTCGGGCACCGGATAGCTGCCGCTGCCCTTACCCTGCGGGCCTTCGCCCTTGCCAGGTAGCGCGAACGAGCTCGAGGGCAGTTTCTTCCGATCGCCTGCGGTCAACTTGGCCATCTAGTCCTCCTCCTGCCTCGGGGTTTTCCGCGGCCGCCCGGGCCCGCGCTTCACCACCACCTCGGCGGCAGGCTCGGCGGCAATCAGGTCGATGTCCTTGGGGCCCATCCTCTCGATCGGCTTGTCGTACTTCTCGACCACCGGCTTGCCCTCG